ATAGCGTACCAACCAGCTATTACTAATTATGTTTCTATAGATTCTTTTAAGAAAACATGTAAATCTTTATTTGATAGTGCTCAAAATCAATTAGGGTTTATCGCTACTGCTCAACATCATTTTAGAAGAGCTTTGTTGGAAAACATGGTAGCGAGAACGTATTGTGATATTCGTTGCACTGTTGCTTTGTTTGAAGAAAATATAGAAACTTGGAAAATTAAAAATAGTATTCCAACAACTGTTTTTTCCAAAACAGAATACTTAGATATTTATAAACAGCTTTTTGAAAATACTACCGGGTCTAGTCTCAATAGTAGTAAAGATTTACAAGATCTTCAAAACGCAATGGTTGGTTTATTTTCCCAGCTATCTAGTTACAGTGTACAATTCATAACCGAAGTTAATAGCTCCAATATCAAGGTATTCAACTGGGGCGCCATTAGGTTAGGTGATGTAGATGCAGAAGCTGCTGGTGGATATTTATTACCAGACTTAATAGTTAACTTAGAAAATGCTGATGCTAAATCTAGCTTTGAAACTGACACTGGATTAAAATCGCCAGTAATTGAATTAGGTGAGAAAAACCCCATTACCCAAGAAGGTAAATACCATATTGCTGTTACAGCTCATCCTGCTGAGCAATCTATTATTTATACAAACACTATTTCAATAGGATCGTTAAATGGATTTACTTTTTACCAAGACGAAAGCAAGAATCTAAGCGACGCTACAAGTTTTATTGGGTACGATGAAATATGGCGTAAGAAAGATTTACAGATTGGAGACATCCGTGATATTTATTGTGATTGCTTCCAACTACCAACGATAAAAGGTATTGACCTTAATACCGTTATTCTTGACGGTACTTTAGGTATCTTCAAATATTTAAAGATAAACGATCCAGTGTTGAAATCTTTTGTTTACGTTGATATGGCTGGAACTACTAATGCGTTTGTTAATATTACAGATGTTAAGGAAATTGAAGCGTTCAAATCTAACGCTGGTAACGGGGCTATTAATGCTTTTAAGCCTAATGCTGAAATTACTGACCTGGAAGTATTTAATTATAACGATATACCAAACAACGTTTATGTGTCAGATGAACAAGTTTACTTCTTAAGTGAAGGATCGTATTTAGCTTATAATTTCGATATTGAAAATTACTACGAGTCTGACACAGGCATAGTTTTCTTGTCTGACGACGATGAAACTTTTACTCCAGATTTATAATTAAGGAAAAATAATTTATGTCTACTAAGATGCTTTCGGAAATACCTTTAGTTAATTCCTTAGCCCCTGTTAAAACACTTGTTGGAACTAATAGTAACGATAAAGATATTAACGTACCTTATAGTTTAATTAAAAGTTATATTGATACTGCTGTGGCAGCTGCTGGTGGAGGGTCTACTAATAGCAAGTTGCTGATTACTTTAACTTCAGCTATTCCTTTAAACCTAGGTAGTTATTATTACACTCCTAACGGGTTCTGGGATGTTGTGGAGGCTTTAGCCTCCTCGGATGCATCCTACGATACTATTAATTCCCAAATTTTAGTGAACACGCCAGGAATATATAAAGTTTCGCTTAGTGCTAAAATGTCAGCTTCTGGAATAGACGGATCTCCAGTTGGATGGCAAACTTCCAAAGAATTTAATCTCGGTACTTCTTTACCAGGACTACCCACCATACCACCTGGTATGGAGTCATCCCGGATAACAGCTAAAAGTGTTGTTAGTGATAGTGCTAAAAATTATTTTCAATGGTCAGATGAATATTTTATACAGGTAGCTAGCGCAGGTGATGGTTTTATGCCTAGAATTTATTGGAATTCTTACGATAACCCAAATATGCATAGTAGTTTTTTAATGCTTGTGTGTGTTGAAAGAGTTAACTAAGTTATATGGAATTAGCTGTAATAACTTTTACAAATAACAAAAGAGGCCGGTGGCTGGAAGAAACAAAACAAAGTGTTTATAAATTTCTTCCAGCCACCGCTGAGCACTTAATTTTAAACTGCGAGAAACCAGAACACTTAGAGCCAATGAGATTGGAATGTGTTGGTATCGCCAAGTACATTACCTTTGTAGATGACGACGATACAATAATTAAAGACAGTTTAAATACTTGTTTAGATTTATTAAATAAAACAAATTTTGGTGTTGCTTTTACTGATGAACAAAAAATAGACAGCGATTCAAAAATTATTTTTCCTGATGAGAAAATAAGAACTGGTTTAACAACAAGATGCGTTGCTATGCATCCAAACATTGTTCACCATTTAGCAATGATAAGATCTGATGCTGTCCCTAAAGAGATTATTTCAGAGGCTTTAAAACTAGGCAGAGGGGCTGAATGGTTAATTAAGGCATCAGCAGGCCTAACAAATAAAGCTATTCATGTTAAGGATTTTGGTTATCAATGGCGGCAGCATGGGGATAATTTTCATAAAACAAAAGAATGGACAGAAAACTATAAAACAAAAATGAATGATTTAGTTTTATGCTTATCTAAATATTCCAATTTTATTAATAGAATATTACCATTTTACAAAGATGGTAATATTCAAGGTTTGTATTAAGGAAACGAAATGGCAACAAAACTTTCAGAAATTACACCGACTACTGATCTCAGCACCATTAAGAATGTTGTCTGTATTTCTAACACAGACAAAGACAGATTAATACCCTTTTCTAGTTTAGTAAGACCAAATCCAGCAGTCTTTGTTTTAAACGGCGATTCTTTAGAATCAATATCTTTTCAAGATTATAGAAATTGGACTGGTTTAGAAGTCGTTACATCTGAGATTGCTAATTGGGCAGCTTACGGTACTCGCATTACATTGCAACAAGTAGGTATATACCAGGTACATGTAAGAACGGTTATTGAGTGCTTTGATGATTATGGTCTTCAGGCGGGTTGGCCAAATGACGGTGTAACACCGACAAGCACTAGAATAGGTCTTTTCGGTGCCATAACCGTTGGTGATTTACCTAGCTTTAGTAATCAGTTTCACGCAATCAACAACAACCCCACTAGTTATTTTCTTAATTTAGATAATACATTTATAATAGCTGCTGATTCAATTGGCGATTACTTTACGCCTGAAGTTAGTTGGTTTTATGGTACTAGTGGTTATAAATTTAAACCAGGAATGGTCATAACTGTTACGAAATTAAAAGACACTATTTAACATTTGTCAGAAAGCTTAGAACTTAAACTCTAAGCTTTCTGACAGTGCTATTACTTAAGAGGTATTAGTTTGTGAATCATGAGTTAACAGTAATTACGCTAACCAACGGTAAACGGTCCGAATGGTTAGAAAAATGTTGTGATAGCATTAATAGTTTTTTACCTAAAACAGCTAAGCACTTAATAGTTCAATGTAAAAACTATGAAGAAACAGACACACAAAGATTAATAAGTTTAAATCATTCGAAATACATTACTTTTGTAGATGATGATGACTGGATAATAAACGATAGTTTAAATATTTGTTTAGATTTGATTAAAAGTAAACAACTTGGTTTGGTTTTTACTGATGAAATTATAATAAACAAAAATGGCTTAGAACAACCACCACACGGCGGACGCGGTAAGTTATTTTATTCAGATTTAATAAATAAAATAAGTACAGCCCACCAGTTAGCTATTTATAAAACTGATCCAGTGCTAGAGGAACTAAGATTAAACCCTTTAAATTGTAGTTCTAGAATAGAGTATTGGATGAAAGCTGTAGCTGGGTTACGTGAAGGTGCGCTACATGTGCCTATAAATGGTTATTGCTGGAGACATCATTCTGATAATCGCAGCGCCAATATTGAGGAAATAAATCTATACAAAAATAAGTTCAGCATAATGAGAGACCATTTAACTAAAGCTTATGGTGATAATAAAGAGGTTATTCCTAGACATGAATTCTGAACTAAAAGTATTTACATTTACTAATGGTAAAAGAAAAGAATGGTTAAATGAATGCATGCGGTCTGTTATTAAGTATCTTCCTTTAGCTGCCCTGCATGAGATAGTGTTTTGTTCCTCTTATCAACAAACAGACATAGAGAGAAATAATTGTCTTAGTAAATCTAGGTATATTGCTTTTGTAGATGACGACGATTATCTTTTAAATGACAGTTTAAATATTTGTTTAAAAACTATAAAACAAACTGGTGTTGGAGTAGTATTCACAGATGAGTTTTTAGTTACTGAAAAAGGGTTACCCCATCCTAGTAACCGAGAAATAAGATCAAATATTAAATACAGTGATTTATATTCCCAGCCTCTTGCTCTGCACCACTTAGCAATAATAGACACTTTGGCTATTCCTGGTTTAATAAAGAATTCCATTGACCCTTTTATTGCAGGTAGCGACTGGTTAATAAAAGCAGGTGCGGCTCTAAATAAAGGTGCTATTCATATCCCTATTTATGGCTATGCATGGAGACAACATACAAACGGTAGATCTGTAATTAAATCAGAAGTTAAAATTTATAACGATAGATTTTCAGAATTAAAACAGATGCTTAAGCCTTATACTAATTTTAAAGATAAAGAAATACCCAGTATAAAGTTATAAGCTATTAAAATACTATGAGTTTATTAAACAACAGTTTTAGTTTCAAGGATTAAATAAAAATGGAAAATTTTACACGCACAGTTTACGGTAGTAATTTGCAGTCATCGCAGCTGTTGGGTATCCCTGTAGTCATTGCACCTAACACCACACTCAATCAGAAGTTTAATATTCAGGCAGCGACAGCCATTGCACCCACTGACGTACCCACTATGCGGTATGTAGCTGTTGGTAATGGTGGCCATAAACTGACTGTTGGTACAAGCGGTATTCCTTTGCCTGAACCCCTGCAACACAGCCCCACTGACGCCGCTTTGTTTAATCAGTTGCCTTTTGTGCTGCGTGAATTAACTAACGACATTCCAGCTAATGAGAGAGTTAAGTACGCCTTGCGTAGACAAGAGTCACATGGTGGAACTACATACATTGCTTACTACTTACGTAGATTGGATTATAGTGATGTAACTGCTTCTATGAAGTATAAGAGCACTACTAACGGGGTTACCACCACGACTGATTTTACACCAACCACATCAAATTTAAACCCTACTCCTGTCGCTACTAGTTCCACAGGTGCTAATATTACAACTGGCGATTACGTTACTTCTAGCGGTAAGATTCCTTTCGAGTTAACTGAGGCCGACGTTACTGAACTAATGGAAGTGGCTAACATTATCTATGGCAGTAGCGCTTACGCTATTATTAGTGAAGTTGCATTAGTGTCAGCTGTTGACAAGGTAGTTACTGTGGCGTCTGCCAATAGCGGGTCTTTCAGTTTTACCGAGGCCATTGGTGCACAGGTTGTCTCATTTATGGAAGGTTTGTATGTAATGAACTTTAATAATAAAGGTCTTGCTCTTACTCTTGAGGTGGGTGCTACTGAACCAATGTACATTCTGGCCTAAGCGTGCTTCATATTCCCGAAGGATCGAGTTCAACTAGTTGCATAGTTGGAATTGATCCTGGATCAGAAACTATGGGGGTGGCTATAATTCATTTTGATATAACCACTCTCAAAATAGTAAAATCTCATGTAAGTACTTTCACAGGTAGTAAACTTTATGCAATGCAGAACTGGAATGAACAAACCCAGTCTGCTAGATATGCAAGAATAAATGCACATAAAGAAAATTTACTTAGGTTATTTCAAGTAAATAACCCTGTACAAATAGTAGCTGAGGATGGTTTCTTTAACCAAAGAAGACCAAATGCTTTTGCTGTTCTGATGGAAGTACAAATAGCTATTAGACAAGCTGTGTACGAATATAGCCACTGGAGAGAGTTATTTCTCATAGATCCACCCACTGTGAAAAAAGCAGTAGGTGTAGCTGGTAATGCTGATAAATTTAAAGTAAAAGATGGAGTTTGTGCTTTGTCTGATTTAAACTACGAAGGGTTAATTCCTTTGAATGATTTAGATGAACACTCCATCGATGCTTTAGCGGTTGCGTATGCAAAGTTAAAGTCAATAACTTAACACTGTTACGATAGAGCTTGCTCTATCGTAACACAAAGAAAGAAACTATGTTTACATTACCTGCGCAAGTTATTAAAGCTCTGTCTTTTATTTTAAAGTCACTCCCCTACATTTTGATTATTTGTGTTACTATTTTTGTAGTTACAAAGCTACAATCTTGTTCTGTTTTTGGTCCCACTAAAGTACAGTTAGAACAAGCTGTAGAGAAAAAAGATATTGTTATAAAAGAAGTACAAAACGCTAACAAAGATCTTGCTGATACAATAGTAGAAATAAAAAAATCTAACAATATAACTGTTGATGTAATTGATAAGTCTAACAAAAAAGAAAAATCAATAATAGCGAAAAAGATTCAAATAGAGAATAAAGTTAAAAAACAAATAGAAGAAGTTAAAGTAGTAAACCTTGATTCAACTATTAGGTCAGAAGAAATTAAACAAACAAAAATAAGTACTATCCAAATAGAAAGTATTTGGGATACCTACGAGTCAACTATTAAACAAACAGAAAGTCAAGTATGAAATTAGCCCTATTATTTATTATTGCTTTATTAACAGGTTGCAGTACTTTAACTAAAGAAGTTATAGTTTATAAGAAGGAACCTGTTTTCATCAATACTCCTGTGCATTTAACCAGCAATTGTTTAATAACTCCACCCCCTAGTAAACAAGAATATCTATTAGCATCTATGCAGAAAAGGGAAGAATACTTAGCTACTTATGTTCGTAATTTAATTACTGATCTAGGTGTTTGTAATTCTAAATTAGCAGATATCAGAACTTGGAATAAAGAACAAGAGATAGTGTTTAAACCCAAATAGGAAATAAAATGCCATTGCAAGACGACGCACTAGACATTATAAAGACAATAAGAGAAACTTACGACTCAACTAAAGTAACTGCTGTAGCACAAGAGTTGACTAGTACAGCCCAGGAAAAATTTGTAATTAATAACACAGCATCAGGTAGTCTTAGTGATCTTCCTATGTCCGACGATGCACTGCTGGCATCTTTTTATAAATTGTCTGAAAAAGATCAAGTAACCATTCTTCAGGATGCTGTACTTGCGCATCAAAAGTTTAATTGGTACAAAGGACAGAAAGTAAACACAGTTAGAGATTTAGAATTGTTTGATTTAAAAACATGGGGCATTAAAGTAATTACTTCAGGTGTAGTTTTATTTGTAATAGCTGCTGCCTTAATTACTCTGTTTGTACCTAATACACCTGCTGTTGGATTATTTCCAAATGGTGAGTTTTTGAACGATATCTTTAATTTAATATTTTCTTAAAGTTTATGAATAACGATCATATTGGTGTTCAGGTTACTAATATTTCCATTGAGAGTGAAATAGCTATTTACGGTAAAATTACTAATTTTGAAGGTTTGAAACAAGCCACTAAAGTTATTTACCAAGAACAACACAGCATCAAACCAAAAGAAGCTGGTGACTTAAAAGGATCTATTAGAGTACGCAAGGAAGTAATAGATGGAGTAGAAGATTATAGTTTAACAACTAAAGTTAATCAAGAATGTGGCATTCTTGATTGTAATAAAGAATTTACTTGTAAAATAGATAGAGAGTATTTTGATGCTTTTAAATCTATTGCTGGTTCAGGTATGCACAAAACCAGATATATCTTTGAAGCTAAAAAAATAACTCTTGGTGATTTAGATATTGAAACAACCGGGACTAAGTTTGAAGTAGATGTTTTTAATGATGCTGCTGGCAATCCCTATTCGTGGTGCAAGATAGATATTGAGCTAGATACAGTAACTAAGAAAATCTATTCTAAACTTGGTGACGACAAGCAGGTTAAGTTAAAAATACTAGCCAGTAAATTACCTTTTGCCCCAATAGATGTTTTTACGAATAAAACAGCTGACTTAACTCAAAAGCAAATACTGGATCATTTGTACAAGTACGTTTTTACAATACAAAAATAATCAACCATACCCCCTACCCTGGAAGCTTTTAGTGGCTTCCAGGGTAGGGGGTATGTAAGTTTAAAAATCTTTACCTATTTCTAGCAAATAACCTTGCGAGTTACTAGCAAACATTTCAGGTAAGTCTGAATCATTGATAATGTTTAAAAAACTCTCGGGCTGAGTAGCGTTAAGCTTATTACGTTGATAACTATTCTCTACGTTGACAGCCCATTGGCCATCTTCAAAAACAGACCAATACTCAGCTGTTCTTCCGTGACCGACAAACATAGGGTAGTTAGGTTCAGTATAAGCAATCATCATACCAGGTCTTGCTGAACTTCTCAAAGGTATTCTATTTGTAAATAATGATTCAGTGTTTACAATACAGAAAAACGATTGCGGGAGAGTCAGATATTTGGTAAGAGTCTCGTCTGAATAAAGTTCGCTTAACTTTGTAGCCGAAGGATTTACAGTATTAACAGGTAATCCTAGAGCGGATAAATCTAAGTATTCTTTGGACTCGAAATATCTTTCAACAAAAGGTAGCTTCATAATGTCTATTGCAAAAACATCATCACCTGTCTGCCAAAATACACCCGACTCAGGAAATACTAAATAACCACCTAAAACTAATATGACAGTTTTACCTAGTGTTGGCTGTGCAAGTTTGAGATAAATTCTTTTCTTTAAATTAGAATCAAGAGCTTGTTTGAAAATCATTGATTCAGTAATTGGTACAGACTCGATTGTCCCAATAGGTAAGAAACTTAAAACTCCTATTTGGTTTTGCTTCGACTGAAGCATAGATTTTGCACCATCTACAACGTAAGCTGCCGTTCCGTCGAAATCAGTTTTATGGTAATATCCATTAACAGATACTAAACAGTTGTTGTAAAACACTTCCATGTCAGTAAGTGGATTAGACTTGGTTAGTTTCAAACTAGTTCTATCAGCTACTGGTAATATGCTTGAGTCTCCTACTCCTATTTTAACAGGCTCTACTTTATAACCTGTTCTGAATGCATCTCTATAAACTGCAAACTTAGGTTTTAAAACAGGTGGAATAGAAACAGTTGTTAAAGCTGTATTACCTAAACTTGTCAATAAGGTTGAGAAACTAGATGGGAGAGAAGAGTATTCTAATCTTAAAGTTTCAAAATCAATTGTAATATTGTTTTCCAGAAAACTATTACTAAGTGTAATAAACATTTTTCTGTATAGACTGAATAGTTGATTTACAGGTACGTTAGAAATATCAACAGTGCTCCATCTAGCACCAGCTGATTTCTTCACACCTATAGCTGTAACTAAATTGTACATATTTTTATATTTCCAGTATTATAACGTCAGTACAAGGTTAACCAAATACTATGGTTAAACCTTACATAAACCATTTACATAAAAATGAATGGTTGAGAATTTCAAAAGTTGTATTTAAAAACACCATACAATTTATATTTCTGTGGTTACAAAGGAGTCTATAGATGCCAACAAGTATAATCTATCCGTTTGACCCCACGGGTAGAGCCGCAACTAACTTAATTGCGAACGAACAACATGTAGTTACTAATAACAACTACAAAAATTATTATTTTATTGTACCTAACCTAGGACCTTTCTTTGCCGAATCAATTGTAGTTTCACACAAAGTAAATGGTAACACAGTACTATTAACAGAAAATGTTGATTATTATCCTGTGCTTCCTTTTATTGGTGCTACTCGTTCTATTGGGATGCCTGTATTTGGTGGCATTAGTTTTACTAACCTTAGCATTTCTGGTATAGTTACAGTAACCTACCAAACACTTGGTGGGGATTGGACTTATGATGATGCTACTGTATTAGAATCTATCGCTAACCAAAGTTATAACCCTAGTTTTGCCACTTGGGAACAAGTTACTGGTTTACCAACACAGTTTCCTGTTGTTAACCATGAGTGGAATTTGGTTGACATGGTTGGGGAGACCGAACTGATAGAAAGCATAGTTTCTTTGGAGCAAGCAATTCTATCAAGACCTGTTGCAGTAGATGTCCCTACTACCAAAGCATCTATTGGTTTAGGTAATGTTGAGAACTACCCACCAGCTACTGCGTTAGAAGCTATTACTGGTACTTCAACCCAGCGTGTTATTACACCAGCTACGTTGAAGGCTGTGCTCAATCTTATTGATACGGGTGCTTCTAACTCCGACTTAACAGCTTTGACGCAAGCTATTTCTGCCACGAGTGACGGCTTAAACGTTACTACCAATGCTTTATCAGCGCACACTGGTAACACCGGTAATCCACATAACACTACCGCAGCCCAGGTGGGGTTAGGTAATGTAGAGAACATTGGAGTGGTGACAGATGCTGAACTTACAGCAAATACTGCTGTAAGAAAAGTAGTTACTTTTGATCAACTGTTAAAAACATCTACGGGCGCAGGTCAGTACAAAGTTAATATTGACTTACTGGGTGCGTCACCTTCAAGATTCTATCCAGTTTACTGGTTTGGACAATCTTTAATTAGAGCCGGTGGTGTTATTCCTGAAATTACCATTTACAGAAAAACAGACGATACAACTGCGTCGGCTAGTGGTGCTATGTCGCTATCTGTTGAACAAGTTGGTAGTATCTGGGACGGTTATACCCAGACTTATTCCAAAGTTAAATTCTTTTCACAGACAGGTCCTACTAAGTTTATTAAATGTTTTAAACATGGCATTAAGTCTATTTATAGAAACATGAATAAAAATGGTACAGGGCTTGCTAATTACCCAGGTACTGTTTCTGGTACTGTTGATTTAGCTGGTCCTAAGTCTGGACTGTACTTGCGTGGTGGATTTCAGTATGAGTTTGTTACTAATAACTTAGTTATTAAGAATTCAGTGGAGTACATTAATAACGACATAGAAAAAGAAATTTACTACGCTGTGCAATCTAACTTCGGTTTTGAAGGAGGGTGGTATGCTAGATCTTACAGTGAGAACGATTTATTCTTAGAGAATTTCTACACAAGTATGAGTAGAGATGATGCCTATTTCTCCTGGAATGGCCAACCATCTGTCTATACATTTGACGCTACAGCTAGCGCTACTTTTACTTGGGCTAGTTCTAATGTGACTATTCTTGGTGGCGCTACCCCAACGATTACTGGCACCCTCACGCTGTTACCTGGGTCAGCTAATCTTAGAGCTGTAACTACGTTTACAAAGCAGGCTAGTAACGTAGTGGTTACAGTAAATACATTATTTACATCCAGTGCAACAGGAACTTATGCACTATCTCTTACTCCAGCATTAAATGCTGCAAGTGGCGATGTGTTTAACTATAGCACCGTGGTTACACGTGTTGATAACGGCGATACTGTTGTTACTAGCTCTACTGCCGTTGTAAGTGCCGCTTCTCCTGTTCTGAATACCACAGGTACTGCTTCAGTCTACCTGAACCAAACAGCTACAGTTACACTGAACGTTGCCAGCTTTACACCCAATACGGCTCTCGCCTTGAAGCTTTTCTTGGTAAATCCTGCCGGTGTTAAGAGCGCTTGGGTTGATGCAAATAATACCCAATATGTTTCTAACGTTACCACCAATGGTGCCGGTGCAGCCACGACAACTGTTAACTATGTAAATAACGGTGCTCTTGTTTCTGGTGTGTGGAGTATTGCTTTTGAGATACTAAGTAATGGAACTACTTATACAAGCTCTAACCAGGCTGCTATAACTATTGTTCCTACAAGCGTAACTGTTAGTGGTACAGGCACAGCTGCAACTGGAACAGCTTTCTCTATTGCATATTCAGTAGCTGGATTCGAACCTAATGTTGGTGTATCTGGAACACCTTATCTTGTTAACCCAAGTGGCACGCGTGTAAGTTTTGCTTCCGCCACAGCAGCAACAGGCGTAGTTAACATTACACCTATGGCTAACGGTACTGGGTCAGGTAATATCACGGGTTCATTATTAACCACGGCAGCAATTGGTACGTGGCGTGTTGGTCTTGATGTGGTGGCAGGTATTCCGGGTGGCACTAAGACTGTTTCTTCAGTTACTTTGGGCACATTGAACGTTATTGCTGTTAACGCAAGTACTGGTTCTAGCCTAACTGCTAACAGAACAGTTATGACCTCTGGTGAGGCTATTACATACACAGGCACATGGGCTGGTTTAACGCAAGGTACTAACTTGTACCGTATTGAATTTGGCACTACGTTGAACAATGCTGCTGTTGTAACAGAATCTATCGCTGTAACACCTAACGGTAATGGTGCCTTTACTATTAGTAGAGCTGTAACTGTTGGGGCCAATAACACAGCTACCTTGATTTACGCTTACGCTAAACTGATTAGAATAAGTGATAATGCAGTGCTTGTTGTGAATGATGCACCTACTGCTGCTATTCTTGCACCAGGACCAACAGGTAGAACTTGGGCTCCTGATAATGCATGGGTTGTCCCTGGCAGCAATACTACGTTTAACGGTGCTGTTACAGGTCTGTTTGGTGCTGGACGTTACACATACCGTATTGAAGAGAGCATGGAGCCTGGTGGTGGCCAGACTGTTGTTACAACAGGTGCTATCAATCCTGATGCCAATGGTAACTGGAATATTTCTAGAGCAACCACTATTGACAATTCCACAGCAGGGGATTATTTCCGCTCTAAGTTGATGATTATCCGTGTCTCTGATGGTGCTACTTTAAACGATACTGGATTCCAGACTGTTAATATCAGCTACCCCGTTCCTACTGTGTCTTTTGTTAAGACAGGAGGAGCTAACCCAGTACAACCTGGACAAGGTCAGAACTACAGAGTTAATATTTCTAATATCCACGGTAGTAATAAATACCATATTCGCACGTACTTCACTGTTAACGGTGGTGCTTGGCAGAGTGCTGGTGGCGAGAACATTACAAGTGTTTACACCCACATGGACAGAGGTTATACTGTACCACTTAATGCTCCATCCGGTACATTTAGAGCTTATGCTGAAGTGGTTAGAAATTCTGACAATGCTGTTGTTGCACCTGTTATGGAAATCGCTAGCACTATCCAACGTATTCCCACAGTTACGTCGTTTACAAAGGTAGATGACAGTGGTCTTTATGGCGGTACTTATGGAATCGTTTACCTAGATGGTTCCATGACACCTAATAGATTCCTTGCTTCGGTAACTGGGTTAGAACCAAGTACTTCCTACACAGCAGGCATATATCGCAGAACTGGTAATGCAAATGACGGCTATGATGGTTTTGCGTATCTTTATGTTACACCTTATACAACTGATGCTAACGGTAACGTTAACTTAAATATTAACAATACTAATGGTGGTTATTACGGGGACTTTAGCACCTTTATATTTATAACTAGTGGGTCCACTACACAAGCTCAAATAAATGCTGGTCAGGGCTTTAACGTTATTACTAGACAAGGATTCTTAAACGTCACTACCTATTATGAGGCATCGAACGGCGGTGGTGACCATGATTCTCAATAAACAAGGTTAACATAATGAGCACAGCAAATCCTTTAATTAAAATAGAAAGACTAGACGCCGTTACCAAGGGCGACGTTAAAAGTCTTTTTTATGTTATTGAATACAGTAATCTTTCTGATAAAACTTTATACGAATCCATAGTTTTATTAGCTTTTAGTGATAAAAAAACTATTAAGTGGTCTAAGTTTAGATTTAAAGATAGAAATACTTTTATTGCTTCTGATTTTATTGAACCTTTACCAGAAGCAAGTCAGTATAAAGTACTAATTGAGTTATCTAACAAAGAAACAGGTGAGATTCTTTTAACGGAAGAAAGAATTGTTACTAACGATATTGAAATTTTAACGCCTGCGGAGGTTACCAGCAATGCCTAATGTTATTCGTTACGGTTTAGACACAACGGGTTTAAACTCTGACAACTTTGTCAGTGGGGAAACCCATGTGTTAGCTAACTTTCCTCTACGCACCGTAGTACCTACATACGGTGCTTTCTATACTGAATCGGTTAAAGTCTACGATGCTAACGCTAATAGGCTCTTAACCAGAGGTACGCACTACATCTGCACTGAACTAGCTGTAACTCCTAGTGAGTTGTACGGTAAAGAAATTTGCTACCTTGTTCTTATTACAGATGCCACGGTAAGCGCTAACGTTCGCTTAGATTACCAGGCTCTTGGTGGTCTTTACGGTGCTAGCACTGAAGCTATTTTGTCTGTTTATAATGCTTTCCTTAATAGCTCTTCAAATGCTGCATGGAACAACATTCTAAATAAACCAGCTGAGTTTAACCCCTCAGCTCACCTGCACGACATTGGCGATGTTTATGGTTTTGAGTATGTTGTTAATGCACTGGAGCGTATTAAAGAAGCTATTACTATTAGTGCTACTCCTGCTTTCCAAAGAGTACTGGGGTACATAGACGATCAAATATCGTCTATGCAAAACACAGTCACTATAGCTAGTAATGCTTTAAGTGACCATAGTACCGACGCTAGCAATCCTCATCAGACTAACAAAGCTCAAATTGGTTTAGCTAATGTTAGTAACTTAAGAACAGCTAGCACTACTGACATCAACAAGGTTATTGCCAATGTAGCTGCTATTACTGACGACGCTTATGTTACTGTGGCTGGTTTATTATTCTTTAATAAGAATAATACCTCTGCCAGTACTGATAGTTTAGCTGCTGCTAAAGCTTACGCTGATAGTAAAGATAGTCAACAACTAGGTGTTGTTTATCAGTCAATCATTGATAATGTTGCAGCTGTAAATAATGCCTGGAGAGCTGGGGATAATACTACTATTGTTAGTGCTAGAAATTATACTGACGGTTTAGTAGCTAGTACTAAAACTGATACGGTTAACCTTATACATGCTAAGGGCATCAGATACCCTAACCATAACGGCATTGCTCTACCTGCTGCCACTAACGTTATTCTTTCAGCTAACATGGGTAAGTGGCACGAAGTGCAATTAGATGGTTCCGTGACCACTTTACCAGCTTTGGCTAGTGTTGACATAGGTGCTACTGTTACAATTACGTGTTGCATCACTAAAGCAGCTATCCAGACATTTAGCACTACTGAGTTAATTTCTATAGCTGGATCTACATATAGAACTTCTGGTATTCGTTTAGGTGAAACCATTACATTTACTTCTAATGGCCAATGGTGGTACATTACTAGTATTGGTAGCCCTAGTTTCATGTTAACACCTGTTAACTCCATTGTCATGTTTGACGGTGATGTTGGATTGTTACCAAGTAATTGGGCTGTCTGTGACGGCACCAGAGGTACGCCTAACCTTAGAGATAAGTTTGTTGTTGGTGCTGGTGGTAGATGGCCTTTGGGAACTACTGGTGGTACTGCTAACGCTGTTAGTGTTAACCACAACCACGCAGCCACTTCTACTTTTATTGGTAATGCTTTAGGTGGACATAGTCACGGTGTTAATGATCCAACTCACCATCACAACGTGCAGGATAATGGACATGCACACGGCGTTAATGATCCTGGTCATAGTCACGTTATTGAGGCGCCTGTACGCATAAATGATCAAGATAGAGGTGGTGGCGGATCATTATTTTCGCTAGATAGTTCTCAAAATACTGCGACCAACCACGTTGGTACAGGTATTTCTATTCAGGGATCTCTAGCTAATATTTCTATTGCAGGTAACCCCACCGGTGTTAGTATTCAAGCAAGTGCTGCTGGTACGCCAACAGGTACAGTGAGTACTTCTATTGCGCAAGACGGTGTAAGTGGTATTGACCAAAACTTACCACCCTACTACGCGTTGGTTTATATTAAGAGACTTTATTAAGTAAACATATTTCAAACACTCTACAGGTTTTTAGTCTGTAGTGTGTTTGAAATTATGTATGTTAATTTGTATTTGGTGAAGAAATACTAGTAGAAGAAGTTATAGCGCCATTAGCATGTAAGTTACCTTCCACTACAATGTTCCCGCTCAAAGTAGCCGATGTACCACCACCAGAACCAGTGCCTAAAGTAATTCCATTACTAGCAGCAATTGGACCATCCACGTTATTGCTAGTAGCAGATAGAGTATTAATGTTACTTTTAATAGATGTTTCATTACTAGCACTTACCAAAATATCTTTACTGTTTAAACTAATAGAGTCAGTAGCAGTAAAAACAATATTAGTTTTATCAACATCAACAACAGACCCATCTCCATTTTGCATAGTGAGTCTATTTTCTTTAGAATTTAAAACAAAGAAATTATCAGCATCATCGGTAATGACAATCATGCCGTCTTTAGCGTTGATTTGTACATCGTAAGAAAAAGGTTCACCATCTGACTTAGAAGTGTGCAGGTGCATAAGTTTCTTATGTGTGCTTACCTCTAGAAAATAAGTACTTGTGGCACTATCTTCAGGACCTTCTTTAGCGTTGTTACTAAAGGCATAAATAACTGTTTCTAGTCTACGTAACTTAGAGTCATTAAACAAAGTATTCCACCAATACTCATCGGTATCACCAAACTTATAAATAACAACTTTCTCACCCCGTCTAACGTCAGGTGGGGTTCTTCTATTGCTATTATTAATAGGAAGCCACTTAGCATTCACAGTAACAGTAGATTTAACAGAAGTACTTTTAGCGCTGCCTTCCTTATCCGTTGTATCAGCTTTGTAGTCTACTTTGTTGTCAGATATTTCACCATCAAGCATGGGGAATTCTTCAACTGGCGTTACCTCGATTTTATCAGAGCTAAGTTTCTTATTACTAGCTACAATTCCTAAAGAATAAAACTGTAGTTTAGAAATAGATTGTTGGTCCATTGTTAGTCCTTAAAATTATATTGAGCCTCATTATTTATTAGGAGGCACTTAGAAGCTTTATGAAATACACAGAATTAGTGTTAAGAGATTACAACCGTATGTCTCTTAACAATATTGATTATTTTTCCATTCAACCTATTAAACCAATACAGTTAATTTTAGGTACAAACGGTAGTGGAAAATCTAGTATGGTCTCAGAAATGACTCCACTTCCACCCAATGCAAATGATTTCTCACCTACAGGTGGTAAGAAGGTATCTATAGAGTCCCAAGGCAGTGTTTATACACTAGAGAGTATCTTCACCCCTAAAACATCTCATAGCTTCTTAAAAGACGGTATAGAGCTAAACAAGGGTGGAACTACATCTGTTCAAAGAGAACTCTGTAAACAGGAGTTTGGAATAACCCCAGAGATACATTCTATTATTACCGGTGAGACAAAGTTTACTAACATGTCTGTGCCCGATAGAAAATACTGGCTAACTAAGTTATCTGATAAAAGCTATGATTACGCAATCAAAGTCTATAACAAACTTTGTGAGAAATCAAGGGACGTAACAGGTACACTTAAAAGGTCAAAACAAAGACTAGTTACTGAAACAGCTAAGATTGTATCCGAGGACGAGAAACAAAACTTAGTAGACCAAATTACAGACCTACACAAAGTCTTAGAAGAGATGATGGCTTTTAGGCAACCTAACAGTAAGACGACTAATGAGCTAGAGTCTAAAGCAAGTAACTTAGAAAAACAAATTATCAGTTTTTCTAATACAGTTATTAACACCCATTTACAAAACACTGGAAAGTTTAACTTTACTTGTTTTGAAGATATTGCTAAAGAACAAATAAAGTTAGAATCAAACTCTATTGTCTTTAAACAACTAATAGATAAGTATTTTGAAGACCACAAAACACTGGATGAAACCGCTGTTGTTTTAAAACAAAAAGGTGATAATAGTACAGAAGACTTGGTGAATAAAGCTGAAAGTTTAGAGCCGCAAATAGCTAATATTTTATTCAATAGAAAACTATCGCTTAGCTTTGATAATCCCACTGAAGCTAAAAACGCTGTAGAAACTGTCTACGAGATTCTTACCAGTATTTCAGCTGAAATACCTAGTAATAAAAATAGAGAATTCAGCAGAGCTAACGCGGTTGTTTTAAACGAAAAACATATTGATTTAAAAACAAAACAAAAACACTTCTCTAATGAGCTAAGTAAATTTGTTTCCCAAAAAGAACACCAAGAAAAACACAAAGACAAAGAACTTACCAATTGTCCTAAGTGTTCATTCTCATGGTCTATAGGTTTTAATCAAGAACTTTACGATAACATCTGTTTAAACATAGAAAGTTTACAAAACAATCTTGATGAAGTTACATCAGAGCTTATTGAGGTAGAATTGAATAAGGAGAAAATGAATGATTACATTAATTCTTTTAAGCAGTTTCAGTCTTGTGTTAGTAACTGGCCTACTCTTAATCCTCTTTGGGACCACTTAAGTAGTAACAACATTCTAACAGATGAGCCTAGGTCTATTCAGTCTATTTTAGAAAAATTAAAATACGATTTAACTCTAGAGCTAGACGCACAATATTTGCTAGATGATCTTAATAAAACCAAAGAGCTTATTAAGCTATCTAAACAACTAGGTGGTGAAAGCTTAGATAAAATACTGAAAGAGCAAAATAAGTTAGAAAATGAAATATCTTCTATTACGCAAAAACTCACAGTTAACCAACATAACCTCAAAGAGCTTTTAAGTTATAAAAAAGATATAGAACTTATACTTGATCTAGCTGCTAAAATAGATACTTTGTCTGTAGTATTTCACAGTACTTACGATGAACATAAAACAGTCTTAAGAAATGCAGCAATATCGGACATGATAAAGTCAGTACAAATTATTTTAGCCAGAAAAGAACAACTTTTATCTGAGATAAATATGCAGCAAGGCATTATCAACGATATTAAGAATCAAATTACTGTATTGGAACAAGAAGAAACTTCTTACAAACTCCTTATTAAGCAACTCTCTCCTACTGAAGGTTTAATAGCTGAAGGTATGTTTGGTTTTATTTCTAACTTTGTAGCTAAGATGAATTCTTTTATAAAGAAGATTTGGACTTACGAATTAGAAATTGTTCCATGTAGCGTCGAAGAAGACGGCTCTATTGATCTTGACTATAAGTTCCCACTTAAAGTGAAAGACAGTAAGAAACCTGTTCCTGATGTTTCCAAAGGCAGCACAGCAATGCAGGAGATTGTAAATCTTGCTTTCAAAATCACAGCTATGAAATATTTAAATCTAGGTAACACACCAATTACTTTAGATGAGTTTGCCAGTAGTTTTGATTCGGCACACAGAGTGTCAGCTGTAAATATTCTAAAGTCTTTGATTGAGGAACAACCTTTTACACAATTGTTTATGGTATCTCATTACGAGAACTCGTATGGATCTTTGGTAAATGCAGATATTTGTGTATTGTCTTTGTCTAACATTATTGTTCCTAAAGACGCTGTCATTAACGCACATGTGGTAATTAGATAAATGGAACTAAAAAAACAACTCTATTGCAAAAGCTGCATTTGAAATAACAATCAGTGAAAGCTTGGGACTGCCCTTAGTTTTAGTTTTCAGATGGAGAGATATTGGCGTAAAAAATAGAAAATTTGTTGAAGAAACAGTTTCTATAATAAAGCTTTGTAGCACCGATTATAACTTAGAGAATTCTTTAAACTATGAAAAGAGTTTAGAGTCATGGATAACAATGTTTGAAAAATATATGGATAGATTTGCAGCTCAACAATTATTTACTAAATTTGAAATAATTGTTGTAGCTTTGAGTAAGATAAAATAGACATAATCTCTACACCAGAATACCGTAATAGTATTCTGGTGTAGAGTATGTTTACAGTATAGTTTTGATATAAGCTTCTAATTGAGTTACTCTGAGAAGCAATGCATCTCTCTCAGTTGTCATCTCCACAAGCTTAGCTTTATCAGATTTTGTTGTTACTCTTAAAGTATTTCTAGCAGTCTCAATACTTGTGTGTTTAACATAACTAATTAAAGCTGTGTCTGAGACAGCAACCTCTTTAATAGTAGGTGTTACTCCAAGTAGATCTTTAACTACGTTAGACACAGAAGTCTTTAAAGCTGTTAAGTCAGTGCTATCGGGTAAAGCACCTAAACTAACACCAACCATCATAGCTGTATAAGAAACACCAGAAGTAGTTGGATAACTTAGAATAGCAGTACTAGGCACGTATAACCAGTTACCACCGCTAGAGACCAAGGATACAATACTAACATCGGCTAAAAGATCTAACTGATAAGCAGCATCAGTTATTCCATTAGGTTCATAGTACTCTTCAAAAGGATCAAGACCTGACGCAATAATATCTGTTAACTTTCTAATACCTTTACAAGTATAGATAATTTGTGCAGGCATTAAAGCATTATAAGGAGCTTCTAGTGTAAATACCCCAGAAGCTTCCAGGTACATAGTTAAATTACTAGGCATGGTTTATGTTGGGTAGTTAATCTTACCAGCGACCATGTACTGGATATTATCATAGACTCTGGCAACATACAAAATACCATCACGGGTAAGTCTACGCATACCAACAGGTAGGTCATTAAAGGTGGTCATTTCTTCAGCAGCAATAACCATATTCTCAATCATACTAGACCATTCTCTAGTAGCAAGCGCCATTCTATTAAAATCAGTACTACCAGTTCCAACGTCAATGAAGTCAGGAAATACGTCATTAAGTTCAAACAAGGAATCACGGTTATCTGGGTTACTAATCGTGAGTAAGGCAACGGATCTGTAAACACAAGGATGTATGGTCATATACAAATCAATGTGTGCTGCTGGCACACTTGCTACCTTAGTCTTCATAAAAGTAACTGCTTCTTTTATGTTTACAATAGGTGAATAAACACCTTCTTGCACAGACATATTCGGAATAGCGTATTTATTCCAAGCTGGTAGAATTAGAAACTCTGTTCTTTTAAAAAGATCAGGAAGAATAACTGTCCATTCTTCTCTCGTGTGGCTACTATTAGCGAGGATGTAAGTAATAATAGCGTCTTTAACAGAATCTACATTATCGCCAGCAAGACCGTAAATTAATAAAGACCAAGAAGTAGGAACAGTAACGCCTGGGTAAGTAGGATTACTGTAAGTAAAAACATCATTTCTGATAACAGTCTCAGGGTTTTTATTCTTAGCAGTTTGAATAGCGTCAATTGTTTGCGAGAAAGTACGTTCTTCTATTTTTGTTCTAACCACGTTAGCAGCCAAGAACATATCGTCTAAGTTTGCTAAAGGAGGAATAACAACAATGCTAAATTCATCAAACTGCTCTAAGAAAGCTTGATTAGCAAACCAAATCTTTATCTGGTTTGCACCCGCTGCCATAGTTGGATTGGACCAGCTAATCCATGCAGGAACAGAATAGCTTCCGTTACTAACCATATCACCAAACTGAACACTACTCATTTCGCCTGTAAACTCGGCCAATAAGTCATCTCTAAAATCATCTCTTGTAATAAAAGTAGTTTGTGCCAAACCGTAGTCAGCAATCCATTTAGCTACTTGTAGAACATGGTCAGAATAAGGAGCCGTAACAGCTATAACGCCAGTAACAGAATCTACGCTACTAATGCTATTTAATTTAAAACCAGGAGAGGCGACTGAAGTGTATTCACCTTTTTCTTTGGTGTAAGTAAGACCCCATGTAGAGAGTTCACCAAACGGAGCAGTTGTGCCAACAGTGTTGTTTATTAGCGACGTTATCTCTATAAAACCTTTTAATTGGTACATAATTCTTTAAAACTCCGGTGTATAATGATATTGTGTTGTAGTAAAAAATTAACTTATTATTTGGCCGTACTTTGTTGTTTTACAAAGTTCATAGAATGTGAAAGGAATTCATCTCATGGTAAAAGTATTAAATTTACTTATACCTTTTTTAATGGAGATGGTATTTGGTAAGAAAGAGGACATTGCTAAACTTGATGCTAAATCTAGATTTAAGCGTTGGATCTTTTTAATTCTTGTTGTTTTATCGCTTGTGATAAACTATTACACTATCGAGAAAATAGCTACTATCTCTGTGAAATATTTAGCGTTAAGTAAAGAGAAAAAAGTGTTAGAAGTTAAGTTAAAAGAAAAAGATTTAGAATTAAGTAAAGCCCACAGCATTCAGGAATTATTACAAGGTTGTATTAAAACAAACTATAACAAACAAGCTAAGCAAAAGTAATTTTACTAGCCTTTGACATAATTTGAATTAAACAACACTCGGTATAAATAATGATTACAAGCAATATTGAAATTTTAAAACCAGTTTCTAAAAATAAAAATACCAGTACCGAACCTGTTGTTATTAATAACAAAGGTTTGGTACTGTATTCTGACGGTGGGTCACGAGGAGCTCTAGGACTTAATCCAAATCCAGGTTGCATTGGATGGGGTGTGCACGGGTATGTTTTTGAAGATACCGTAGCAAAGAAAGGTGCGGGTATTTCTGGTTATCTTGTCGGTAAGAGTGGGTATATCATCAAAGGTGAAAGTAATACCAAAGACCAATCAGTTAAGCCTTTACTATACGTAGACGGTTATGGCTCCAGCACTCAATTGGCTTCTAACAATGTGGCTGAATTAAATGGAGCAAGGTTTGCACTGATTAAAGCACAAGAACTTTGTGCGTTACACACACCACAGACCGGATCAATTGCCACAGTTGTTTTGTACACAGATAGCAAATACGTAGTTGGTGGCATTAACGAGTGGTCTAATATTTGGATTGCTAGAAACTGGATCAAGACCGACGGATCACCAGTACCTAACAAGGCTGAATGGCTACTACTTTTAGAAGCACATAAGAAATTAAAAGAGCTTTGTCCAAATGTGAAAGTAGAATGGGTTAAGGGTCATGGTGATTCTCTTGGAAACAATACAGCAGATAAGTTAGCTACTACAGCTGTAATGTACTCGTTAAGTAAAATTGAGAAAATTGACTTTACTGTTACTAGCCCTGATGGTTACTGGAAAACTGAACCTGCAAAACATCCTTTCTTAGCACATAAAAGAATCTATTTTAACACTCTTTATTCAGCTAATCTAACTGGAGAGTATTACATGGGTGACCATGGGCCTGACTCTTACTACCACGGTAAGAGAATGGCTGATAACTCTTATTCTCTAATACAGCTAGCTACCCCTGAACCGGCTATCGAATGCATCAAAGATAAATTTTGTATTGAAGCTGATGGTCGCAATAGCATTATTATTGTAGACGCTGCTCTTTTGTTTAGTCCAGAAGTACATAACGATATGTTAGAGCACGGTAGCAGAATTATTCCTTTCTACAAGAAAGGAATGACAGCACTTACTCTATCAGGTAAGCCTTTGACAGAAGAACAAAACCCACCCGGACTCTCTTATCGTGGTGTTGAATCCATGGTTCTTCTTGACAGTATTCTTAAAGCATATAAAACTAATGATTTAACCAACACCATGGTTGACATCACAGATGAATTTTATGAAAAAGAAATTAAGAAGAAAAAGAATGAAGAAATAGTGGCGCTCAAACTAAAACCACAATTTGTTGTTGGGATTAGAGCTTTGCCTTATAAGCTAACCATGGTTTCAGAAAAAGGTAAAATTTGTTTACCTCTTACTTTAACTTTTGGTATTGATATGCCTGAGAGAAATGTCTTTAAGCAATTAGAGACTTTAGAGCCTAAAGTAACTTTGATTGCTTGGCAAGATTCGCCAGATGTAGTCAGGTATGCAACTGTTATTGAATCCCAGGGAAGCTTTAGCGCCTGGTGTGGAATTCATTCCAACCTTGTGATTATCACTCCTGATAAATTACTACCCACATAAACCCAACCAAAAACACCGAGATCATTATGTCCACTTTAGATTATAACTCTACTAAAGAAACATATAGAACAATCAAAAACTCTAGTTACGATCAATCTATTCAATCTAACCCTTATTATTGTGAAATACACAAACCAACCATTTTTGAAAGAGTGGGTAACTTTGTCAATAGAAAAATTAACAAAGGTTTAGCCAACACATTACCTGTTAAAACAAAGAAACTATTTTTTGTTTCGTCTTTAATAGCGAGTATAGTTGACATTAAAGATTCTGATATTGAACTACTAGAAAGAATTAATACTAAATTCCAACTAAGTAATTCATCAGAAGCTCTTGCATTACCTATTTGGATGGGTGTAAAACTATGGAAAACAAGAGTACCTAAGAACCTTTGTTTAAAATGTGTTGGTGACGAACCTTTACATGTTCTTTCTGAATTAAAAGGAAAGAAACTAACCCAAGGTGAAATGAGAGTTGCCGCTAATAGCGTTATTAACTGCGCGCCTATTTGGCTTCTTTACGGAAGCAGAAGAAGCATGCGAAATGATTTTGTAGAAGTATTGCAGTTTGTGCAGGAAATGTAGAACATAACTACTCCTATACCGAATAGATTTTATCTATTCGGTATAGGAGATTATGTCTTAATGTATATTTTTCAACATGTTATTTACTTTTAAACCAATGTTATCAACACTAGTTGTAAAACCGAGTACTCTGAAATAAATAATAGAAAAGAACTCTACTTCCTTTGCTAGCTCAGTGGCTCCAAAAGCTAAGTTCTTTGTAGTCTCAGGAGTAACGTTTGTAATTAAACCTTTTTCTACCTGATCAATAATCAAACTAATTAAATCTACACATTTCTTGACAGAAGCATTAATTTGAGTTAAATCAAAAGTTTCTAAATGACGCTTAATACTAGAAGCTTCACCAAACAAAATCCGTAAATCATCTTTACGTGAAATTATTGATTCTAGCTTTACTTCAGTAGAAGAGCTGTTGGTGCTATAAGGATTTAATAAACCAATTGTTTCTTCTCTTCCTTTTGACAGGTTACCATATTTGCTTGTCAGGTCAACAGTACTTAGCTTAGCATCTTTACTAGACAGGAACTGAGCAAGATAAATATTAAAATCATTTAGACCTTCAGTGGCACTTGCTCTATGTTTCTTCAAAGATGTTTCTAAAACCACTCCGTAGTTCAACAAATTACCTGTAAAGTTAATTGGTGTGTGTACTTTTACATCACCAATTTCAGTAAATGGAACTTGATGTGAGTTTTCAACAACAAACTTTTGTTCTTTACTGAATGACATTTTAATTGCTGGTAGTTCTTTGGTAACAGCAAACATTGTTGTTATTTTTTCTGCAATGGATGGAAATACTTTAGCAATAGTATTTGTCATGTTGTCTAAAACGCTAGACTCCATTGCAATCATTTTCATTTCAAAATCAAACGGATTTGCTGTTTGCATATTAAGTTTCCAATAGAGTTTCTTAAGTAATAGTAGCACTGCACGAACCAGCAATGCTTCAAAATCTTTCATAGCATTCGTATTATTTTACTATGCCTAGAAATAGTTTGTACAGGTAGAATTCTTAACCTTAAACTAATTTATTAAAAAGAAAGTTATACATGAGCTTAATTCAACCATTTGCACAAATACCTTCAGTAAAAGTACTTATTAACGTTGGGGCTTTGTTAGATATTCCAACAGGTACTTATCATAAAGGCAAGTACCGTGAAAGCATTCTTAACGGTGGCCTTGGTGGTGTTACAGGTGTTGTGGGTATTGGTAATAACTTTAAGAGCACTATTCTGCACTACATGATGCTTAGTGCTGCTGAGCGCATAGACTGTATGTCCGAGACAAGTATGGGCACATACGACACAGAAACAAATATTCATGAAAGTCATCTGGCTAGTTTCTTGAAACGTTTTCCGGGATTGAACAAGCCTGATATTTTTGAAACAGGTAAATGGAACGTCACAGATAAGATTCAGTACCATGCCAATGAGTGGTATGAAGTACTACGTGGTTTTCTTAAACAAAAACAAAAAGATGAAAAAAAGCATCTTCGCAAAACACCTTTTCTTAACCGTGACAATATAACACAGTTAGAGATTCCTACACCCACTTTCGGTCAGGTTGATAGTCTTACAATGTTTGAACCTGAAAACGTTGCGAAGATGCAAGAAGAAAATGAATTAGGTGATTCTGGTGCTAATACAATTCATATGCGACAAGGTGCAGCCAAGACACGATTCTTGATGGAACTTCCTGGACTCGCAGGTGCCTCTTACCATTATGTTCTCATCACAGCCCACGTTGGTAAGAAAATTGAAATGGCCACAGGCCCCATGGGTCCTCCACCCACCAAACACTTGCAGTATTTAAAAAATGGGGATGTCATTAAGGGTGTTACTGAGAAGTTTTTCTTTTTGATGAACTGTTGTTACAATTCTTACAATGCAGCCCCTTTGATTAACCAAGGTACTAAAGCCACAGAGTACCCGCGCAACCCTAACGATAATCTTAGACTGGATACAGATTTGAACGAGGTGACTCTACGGGTACTGCGTTCCAAAGCAGGCCCTAGCGGGATGACTATTCCACTGGTTGTGTCTCAGTCTGAAGGTGTTCTGCCATCATTGACTGAATTTCACTACTTGCGCGAAAGTAAAGGTTTTGGTATGCAGGGTGCTGAGTTTAAAACTCTGGATCTTCTACCCGATGTGAAAGTATCACGCAATACTATTCGCACTAAGATTGATGAAAATCCTGAGCTACGCAGAGCCCTTACTATTACGGCTGAAATTCTGCAAATGACAGAACTATGGCATCATCTTGAAGAAGGTGTTCTCTGTACACCAAAGCAACTCTACGACGATCTTAAAAACCTAGGGTTTGACTGGAAAGTACTGCTGAACACACGAGGCTGGTGGACACTCGATAATGACCAACACCCAGTGCCTTATTTGAGCACCATGTGTTTACTGAGAATGCGTTTACCTAAAACACATAAGGAATATTATTTTCCTTATTGGATGAACGAAGACAAAACCATGAAAGTAGGTAAATGAATTTTTTTATACTGAGCATTATTTTAATTATTACACCTATTATTGTAGGTTCAATAATTTATTATGGTGAAACGCATAGTCCAAACAGACGTAAAAGTTTAGACAGACGTTTAAATGACTTAAATTTTAAACAACCAGATAGACGTAAAATATCGAGCAGAAGAATGCCCCTTGCTCGTGAAATTATGACAAAGGAATATCATGCAGAAGAAAAAAGAAATCACCCCAGGAATCTCACCGTGTATGAAAGTGGCTATTGGGGTGGCTCTGGTAGCAGTAGCGGGAATTACAGTAATTAGTCTTTTAAAGACTAAGCCTGAATTTAGCTTGGTTAAAGGAATACACAATATCCCTGGCTTTAACAACGACTTTGATTATACAGAACCAGATCTTTACGGACCTTATAAAGTTTGTAATATGGAACTGGCTGAAATGTATGATAAATTTGATTGGGAAATGAGTAAACGCGTAGTAGGAGCTGTAGCATAATGAAAACTAAAGAAGTTACTTTTGTAGACGAACAAACACCAGGCACCTTAATCGTTGCAGTAGCACAAATTTTAGCAAATAACGGTTTGGTGAATGAAGCTAATGAAGTATTTCTGCAAAGTCCTGTAATTGCACAAGCGTGTATTGCTGACAATAAAACACAAAGAAATGCTCTTAATAGATTTTTCTATTCTCAACTAGCTTCGCTAGATGTTCCTACGCAAACACCAAGGTACTATCTTGTTCCAGATTGTGAGATTGACCAATGGTTTATATTTTTTAGCACTAAAGTACTTCCTTATTTGGTAGAATACCGTTTACCTAAGAAAGATTGGAAATGAGCAATAGAAAACAAACTGAGGATTATATTCTTGAGTATGTTACAAAAATAGCCCCTGGTGGTGAAAACACCATCATCTACCAAGGGTTGTTTAAATCAATGTCAGAAGAAGACTTTAAGATTTTTATGGAAAAAATCGAAACAGGTGAAAACACGCTTGCTTTGATTAGTCCTAATTTTGGCAAAACAGGCATTACTGTTGCTAACAACTTAGAAGTAGCCAAAGAACTAAAGCATCCGTTCTTTGAAAGAATTTTAATTGAAAGCGACGACGATGATACGCCTACTTACTTGACGCCTATTCCTTACCTAGTTATTGATGTTCCGCTTCGCAGACAAGCTCAACTACTCGTCAAGAAAATTTCAATACCTGAAGATAATAAAGTGGTGGATAACCTAACAGGACAACCTACTGGTAGATCTAAGGGTAGTAGAATATCTTTACCTGAGTTACAGGTAATGGCTTCAATGGGTCTTGATAAAACATTGGAAGAATTTATTAAATACCGTGGTGGGGATACCAAAGGCTTTAATGCAATGAACACCAGCATTCAAAATAATGGTGCCGTTGTGATGGATTCAATTAAACATCTTGCCGGTGGCGTAGAAAGTACAAAAACTCTACGCACTTATCTCTTAGGTATGATGCTAGAAAACACCCTACCTCAATGATAAATTCATCGGATACTAAACAAGGTGTTTATATTGATCTTGATGCTTTACTTGATACTAGACTAGGCACCATTATTGATAATTTTGGGCAGGATAAAGCTATTAGTATTTTATCTAACGGATACTTTACTAGGAAATCAAATACATTTGAAGGCATAACTTTAACTGAATTTGAAAACCTATACGCACTGCGGACAAAGAAAGTTTTATTAAATTCCATGGTTACTAAAGTAATGAGATTACTTGTTGATCTTGTTGCAACCATGAACAAACAAGCCATTACCTCCCCTCTGCATAGCGGCCCTAAAGTTTATATTAATATTTATCCATATAAACTAAATGAGTTAGAAGTAAACACAATACTTAAATGTGTTGTTTTAAGTTGTAACAAAGCTTGCGATGTGGTGATGATTAATACAGCGCCCGAAAACTTAACTCCCCAGTATTGTAAAAATACTTTTGCTGTTATGTTTAAGTACGACTATGGTGAGTGGTTTGAGAAACAAGCAGCTAATTTTGATAAAGCTAGATGCCCTGGTTTGACCTGTTTTGTTCCTGCCATGTATTTTGTCAGAGAACCTACCAAAGAAGAGTTAGAGAAGTTTGTCAAAGAAGACATGCATCCTTTATCAGCTATTGAAATGGCATCTTCTGTTTTTATTGACTTGAAGCTTTATGAAACAGAATATTTCTGTGCCAATATAGCTAATGACATCATGACTTTAAAGTCTTATAAAAATGCATAATTACTACAGTCAAGGAAGCTTAGTTGCTTCCTTGACTGTAGTAATATGTTTGTTACTCAACCCATTTTATCGACAAATTCATTATAGCTACCAGACTGGGTACCTATGAGTGTTTCACCTTCAACATAACCAAATTCAGGTAATTTTTCAGTCTCTAAAATTGGTGCATTGCTTGTCGGGATTGTATTCTTCACACTTTTAAGTGATACCTTAGACATAAGGTTAGCAATAGCGAGAGCTGCCGCTGCATTGCCAGAAGCATTCTTATCTTCGCTCTTTATTCTCATCTTTACCAAAGCTGGTCTGTCCATGTCAGCCAAAGCCTGTAATAGAATAGCTTTTTCGCCTTTGTCAGCAGGCACACCCTGACACATAATTGATTCTACGATCTTTTTTCTTTTGTCCTGTGTATATTGTAAAACTTCTTCTTCGGGAGTTAAATTTGTTATAGTTTCAGTATTGGTATTCATGATTAGCCCAGTAAAATTAGTTTATCACTGAATAGTGTATTTTTTTACAATCACTTATTATTAAGTAGAGTCTAAGCATTTAACTATCAACTTTTAAAGGAGAGATGTGTGGGCTAAACATATAACCAAATATAATCTTTTTGTGGAAAAGATTATAAATAATCTTAATAAACCACAAGTAGTGGAAAAGAAACTATCCTTGATTGAAAGTTTGTTAGAGTCTATTGATCCTGACAAATTTAAAGATATCAATAGACACGAATATTCTACTTTATTTGTAAGATCACCTTTTAAGAATTTTGTTGACTTCAACAGAAAACTAAGAGAGGGTGTTATGTTTTTACAACTAAACCATAGTTTTTATAAATTATGGGGAAAAGAAGAAGTGGTCAATTTAACTGTGACTAGCTTGTTTGTAGATGCTGGGGTTTACTTGGATGAGTTTGAGCAACTAAATTTGTTTAAACTAAAAGCTTTAGAGTTCACAAGACTTTATGAGAAAAACCAAATTACTGTGTCTACAAAAGTATCTGAACATAATAATTATGTCCTGGGTAGCTTCGTGGGTAAGTTGAGAGATTTTGTTTCTGATCTTGTTACTATTCAAGAAAAGTTAATTTTGGTCTAACCAAGTTAAGAAAGACTCGCATGAGTAAAGAAGATGATATTGTAATTCCTGAAAATCCTTATAAAAACAAGAAAGCTAAACGTTTACTTGCTGCTATAAATTCAGGTCCTCCACATGCTATTTTAGCTGGGTTCTACCGTGATATTTTGGATGATATCAAATGTGGCCCTCAAATGTGGATGATGTTCATGAATGAATTTGTTCACGATATTAAAAATGGGATATCTCAGAACACACGAGATATTTCTTCTGCCAGGGGTAATATCCATAAAGAATTACAGAAACCTGGTATGACGTGGAAAGTGTTTTGTAAGGGTCTACAATTTATCAAAGTAGTTCGTTTTGAAATTATTCTGAGAGCTTACCACTCAAACGGTACTATTACAGAACATTCTAAAACAGCTGACTTTTCTTCTGAAGGAGACGATGAATGAGCCAAGAAAATTGTCTTACTCTTTGCCAGTTTGGTAAGGTAAAAGAAATATTTAAAGATTGTTTTGAAGTAGAGCTTAAAAAGTTAGAACTACATTCAAAAATCTTTATTACGTCTAGACTTAATGACGACTTTAGTATTTTAAAACTACACACTATTTTACGTGGTGACGTTATAAAGTCCGTATCAGAAAACATTTTCTCGCACAGTGATTTAACTGATTTTATTTTCTGCTTAACTGATAGGTTTCAGTGTTACACTGGCTTAATTGAGTTTAGTGGCGATAAGATTATTAATACTGTCATTAACTGTTTTAGTGAAAAAAATGAAGAGTTTAATAACAATTCTCTAATTCCTAAAAAGATACTTGCTAACCTAGCAATAGACAAAGATACTGCTTTAGACATATTGCGGTATAACAAACATTATCTAACGATAATTCTTCTGGTTCTTTTCTTGCATGAGACCAGCATTTATGAACAAGTTGCAGCGGTTAATAAAACCAAAACTCAATAGCTGAATATAATTTTTAAGGTAGAAAATGTTTCAAACTAAGCAAAATAAAAATCGTCGTAGCTTTGGTGACCAGGTGCGTTTGCTCGCCCCGCAAATTAAAAGTCGCGCGCCTCAGTTGCCTCGTATTACCGAAATTGGCAACGATGGATGGAATCATATTAACATTTGGGAAGACGGCGATACGCAGCTAGGTCGCGCACTGAGCCACATGGCTCATCTTCCTTTCACTCACTCTACCTTGGGTGCATTCAGCTCTATTGAGGGTTTGTGGTTTTATGTACAGGCACAAGTTCCTGATGAGGCTCTACGCACTAAATCTGGCTTACTTGCACACTCGGCTGGGCGGCGTGTTAAAACTAAACAAATTGAAGATTTTCGTGTAATCATTGCCCAGGCTAACTGGGAAAAGATTAATGCTTATCCTGATCTCGCCGCAGATATGTTGGCTACTAATTTGCGATTTGAAAAATACTACATTGTTAATAGCGTGGGTCCTGATAACGGCAAGCGTCAACGGACAGTTAATTCGCCATGGATGATTGCAATGTTCGAAGAGATTCGCTATGCACTATTCCACAAAATTGATCCAGATTTTAGTTTCTTAACTGATGCTGAACAAGATCGAATTCAGAATGCTTACCGTAGTCAAGGTAGTAATTCTGACATTCTCAATGTTTACAAGAGCAACCAACCAGCTCCTGTATTTCCCGAGATTGTTAAAGCTGAAGCACCGAAACCTCTGCCAAAGAAAAAGAAATGGAAAGATGCACCTAAGGGTACTTACGGTGCTAAGTCAGAAGTTAAAGAAACTGAAGTTATTAGTGAGGTAGCTCAAAATACTACTTCACTAACCGACATTAGTGTAGCCGACCAAAGTGTAGAAAGTACTTTGGATGACACAGCAGTACTTTCTACACTTTCTCATGGTGATTCAGAATTTTCTTGCGATAAAAGAACTAACCTTTTGTCTTTTGGTGAAATGGAATGGAAGCCTGAAGCTACCATGGTAGCACCAATATCTATTCAACCTGAACAGGAAACTTCTGTTTAAGCTTTAATATTACCTACTACACCGTGGCTTAACTGCACATGGTGTAGTAGGTAAATTATATTTTTTTTTTGTTTCAAGAGGTGATAAGATGGGTATTAATACTCTGGCTAGTACCACATTTTCTTCTGGTCCTGACGACGAACAAGTAGTAGCGGATATTTATGACATTACAGAACCAGGTGTTATTAATAGCATTGATGCTGATGATGCCTACAATAATGAAATTGCTAATAGGGATGTAAGTAGTTTTAGTGGTGGTGATCTAGATGCTATTCAAAATAAAAAATTAGCGGCTAAAGATGCGTTAGATGCACAACTAACAACGCGTTTGTCTAATGATGCGTCTAGCGCTTTAACACAATTAAAAAGCTTGTCTGATGTTGTTAAGAAAAATATTACCATAAATCCAATACTAGGTAGAGTAATAACTGCTACGTTAGGAACTAAAAAAGCCAACATTTTAACACAGCATTTAAATGATGCTAAAGCAGTTACTAGACTGATAGATAACTTTGCTAAAGGCAACGGTGGTTATGGTGTTGGATTTACAGACAAGGGCGCTATAAGTGGGCTTATAGCCGGGTTAGCTACAGAGGGAAGTAGACTTGGTCTCCCTAGTACTTTTACCAAACTTGCGGGTGCTGTTACTAGTAAAGGTCCTTTAATGGCAGCTGCCTCTATGCTGCTACCTAAAGCAGCTAAGTCTGGTGATTTAAACCTTTTAAGAGATGTGGCTGATTCGGTTATAAAAGACGATATTTATAAAATAATGCCCAGCGTAATAAGTGAAAATATAAAAAATTTTAGTTTACCGAAACCACTTAGCCTTAAGGACGCTGTATCTAAGTACGATCTTTTAAATAGTACTTTTAGTGATATTAAAACTGATTGGAATAAAGTAAGTAGAAACGGGGTTAGTACTTTATCTGGGTTAAAGCTAGGGAGTAACCCAATGATTCGCAGTTTATTAAGTTCTAAGGTTATGTCACAAACTGAAGAGGTTGTAGAGGCAGATTATGGGTTTGGTATTAATAGTAATGCTCATTCTCAAGATGAGAAATTTACCTTACCTGCCGCTTATTCCTTAACAGATGTCACCGGTGAGTTAGAAAAATCTTTTCCCAGTATAAATGTTAAAGATGATTTATTTGTAAAAGAAAAACCAGTATTTGATCCTCAGTATATTTAAACAGCATAATAGCCAGGAATTTATCCTGGCTATTATGCTGTTTATTACCTTCTAGTACCTGCAAATAAACCTTCTAACATCCCAACGGGAGTATCTTCTTTTACCCATAATGCCCATGCAGCTGGAGAAGTAAAAGCTTGTCCTGACCGTAGCTTTCTAGCAGCGTTTAAACGCAACTTAGGAATTGTGTGAAATTGCTGGTCTAACGATAGCGAACTAAGAGTATTCATGTAGTCCGAGAATACTGTTTCTTCATCAAATACACCGTCCTCGTGTCCAAAGAATCCTCTAGATATTTGCATATGCATTACTGAAGACATATCTACGACAGTAAAACTCACATCAATACCCATAGCCTGGTTACTACTATTAAAACCTAGATTGGTGGTTCCTCTAGTAATACTCAACGAGTCTATCATACCTAATCTAGTCTGGTGTCTACCGTGGTCGTATAGCTCACAAATAAAAGGACTAGTGTAAGACTGCTTACCAGTAGATAATGGAAGAGCAGCAGCCAACAACATACTGAGCGGTATGTATAAATTCTGCATCTGAGAAATAACATTACCGTAAGGTGATCTTAGCTTAATAGTGTACGATGATCTTGGTAAACTAGCAGACGAGCTCTCCCAATGCTTAGGAATATCTACAAAACCGCCGCCAGCTAATTGAAGTAAACCAGACAAACCAAAAGTATCAGCTGTGCCAGCAATAATACCTTTTGCCGTATTAACACCCATGTCAATAACAGATCCTATTCCGCCGATATTACCGCCACCCGCAAAAGAAAAGTTAACAGATCTACCAGAGCTAGCCATTCCGTTCATTTTACCTTGAATATCCGAATCTCTAACTGAATTACTAAAACTTTCCTGCACTGAGCCTGTGTACTCAACTTCAAAAGTTGCAAAAGCAGCACCATCATCCAATTCAGCTTTCAAGTCAGCCCAAAAATTCTTCAACCAACTTCTATTTCTGGTTGGATCATTTTGCTGCACACCTGGGGTTTCAGGTGGCGCTACGTAATCTGGATCAATTTTAATGTCTTGTTCTGAGCTAAGATCAGCTTTCTTTGAATCAGGGTCTGGCATGGTTGCTTCAGACTTTAACCAGCTCTGAAGTCTATCGTACCAGCCACGATTCATAGAACTATCGCTTAACATTTCTTGTCCAGCTTTCTGTACCACGCCAGCAAAATCTGTACTAGAAGAATTATTAAACTGTTCCCACAATTCATTATCGGCTGCAATCTTAAACCTCTGAGCCCTATTAGCAACTGCATAAACATCAATACCGCCATCTTTAGAAAAGACTTCCGGCATTAAATCATGAAGTTGTTCTAAGAACTCTCTGTCTGCTAAGTATGCTGTGTCAATTTTTTGATCAGTGGGGTCGTCTGATTTTAAAAGAGAAGGTATTAGACCACGCCCAACAGCAATTTTATTTACAATAGAATTTACAGCAGACCAATAACTCAGCATTGTTGGCTTAAGATAATAGTATTTACTAGTCTGTTTCCCAAAGAAAAAACTAGCTACGTGCCCAAGTGCATTTACAGCAGCAAGTTGCCAAACAGCAACACTTGCCACTAAAGAAATAACTCTACCAACAGCATAGCCTAATTTTTCTGATAAAGTAGTTCTACCGCTTCTTGATAATGCTGCTGCCTTACTGTTGTAATAACCTGTAAAGAATTGTGTAAGACTGTTGTATTGCGGGACACCAAACCGCATATGAATTTGTTGCTTATTTTTATCAATAGCTTCATGGTAATATCTACCCATACCGTTCTTACCAGTAATGGAGCCTGGCGTAACAAGCTCTCTACCCGGTAATCTACCCATAGATCTTAAGTCCGCATATCTGGTAAACTGTGGTCTAGAATTAACAGCGTATGTACCGCCAAGTGAGGTATCTTGAAAACTCAGGCTCACAGTGGAAAAAGTTCTATTGAGCACGTCTACACTTTCTAAATCTCCTGCTGAAACAAAAAAAGCTTGTTTAGCCCATGCTGCATCTAATACGGTGGATTGTTGGTCAGTAGCAAAAATGTTTTGTTGTTCTATTGTTGGTTCAGCAACGTTACTATCGCCCGTAGCAGATTCTTTATAAGTGCTCATAATTTCTTTTCTATATTTTTTTTTTACAACATACTCAGAGTAAACCGTGAAAGGTTTACTCTGAGTGCTTTATGTTATCTAAGTACGTGCCATTGACACTGGGACAGTTTTATTGGGTGTTCTTTGTGGTTGAGCACCCTGCACATTACTCGTATTCATATCATTATTACTAGGTGTGTTTTTCTCATCTACCTTCATTGCTTTAGGTTGACCAGAATTTTCTAATAATTTCTGTAACACAGACAACATACTAGTCTGTACATCAAGAGATTTCTTCAAAGTAGTAGAAACATCACCAATAGCATTTGTCATATCCGCATTAGGATTAGACTGAACTTGTTTAGTGGTGGGTACATTAAATCCACCTACATCTGCTCTAGGGGTCAGAGCAGCACTAATATTTCGATCAGGCTGGCTAGAGCTAGGCGTATTAGTAGAACTACTTTGACTAGGCATCCCAGCTATAGTACTAGCTGTTGAATTAGGAGCTTTTAGTCCCAAACCAGAACTACCGGGAACACCCGGTTTAACACCTTCTAAACTAGAGCCTGGCTTCAACCCTATACCACCTACGGGATGGTATTCAACTGGGACACCGTGTTCTTTTACTTTATTCTTGACTCTACCGTCTAATAAAGAATAAACTTCAGAAATAGTCCTAGGTGTATTACCATTATAAAAAATACCAGGATTGCTCTTTGCTGCGTCTGGTAATACGTTAGCAGCAACAGTGTTTGGATCAGCACTAAAGAATTTCTTGGCACCTGCTGCACCTAAGAAATGAGCCATGTATAAATCAGTAGCATTTAAGTCTGATTTACTACCGGACAAGGACTTCATATTTTCTTTAATGTACTCAGCAGTCATTAAAGCATTAGCCCTTGAATCCATGGGTGAAGTACCAGGTGTGATGCCGTACTTACTGCCATTTTTCCTAATCATGTCTTCCCAAGTTTTGTCAACAAATTGACCCAAACCTGAAGCTGTGCTAGACCCAGCTCTTGCATTAGGATTAAACCCGGATTCGATAGCTATAACAGGGGCTAAGATTTTAGGATCTACTCCAGTCATCTTTGAAGCACCAAGAATAACGTCTTTCTGACTCTCCCAGCCTTTTGCAGAACTACCCTCTCCAAGAAGAGAATACTTTCCGCCCGTCCCAGGAGTAGAAGATTTTAAAGCTTCCATCTTGTCGCCAGGGGCTGGTGCTCTAGACGAAGTAGACATCATTCCCTTACCTGATTCACTATCAGCACTGGATGTAATTCCTGCTAATCCAGAAGGTCCATCAGATTTAACTTGTGGTTTATCAGGGATAGTTTTCTTAGTAATATCAATCATTGTTCCGGCGTTACCCGCTTTTGCACTTTTATCAATAGCTGTTAATACTTTTGAATTATCAGTGATTGCCGGTGACTCTGCTTTAGCAACAGCGCTTGGTGTTACATTCATGTCCAGTAGTTTCTTGGCTAATACTGGGTCTCTTGTAGCTAGTTTACTACCAGCAACAGTACCTAGACCGCCACCACCTTTGCCTAAAGAAGCCTGAATAGCTTTTGTGGCTGCTTGAGGATTTTGTTTAAATCCTTGAATATCAGTTTGAATACCAGCAGGCTCCATATGCCACTTTTCACCCCCAACAGGTCTGGTAAAACCATACTTACGCATTAGGCCTAGCTTTTCCATTTCATCAAGAGTAGCTGAATTTATATCCACAGCTAAACCAGACTCATGCATACTAGTACCAGGTTTAGCCGCCTTACTTGAGTCAGCGGCATACAGTTGTTGTTGCTGAGCAAAAGTTCTAAAACCATCGTTGATATAAACAGTCTTACCTGTCAGTTTACCAAACTCTTCAATCATACCGTTTAAGTTAGCTTTAAAGGCAGGATTTAAGTTATCAATATTAACACCTGGTTTTAATTTTGTAAACTGAGAAGCATTTCTACCATCAGAAATAGCACCTCCAGCTAAAACTAATCCATTAGGTGCCGCGCCACTAGTAGTATCAAAACCACCACTTCCTTTAGCACCTAGAGAACTAGACTCTGAATCAGGACCTCCTTGGGGTTTTCCTGATTCATAAGCGGAAGGATTATTGCCTCTTGCTCTTGGAGATGTATCGGTTGAAGGTTTAACCTTACCTGCATCACTAGTCTGAGGGGTTAGTTTTTTCTTTATGGCTTCAGCTGCTAATTCATTCTTAGCATCTTCTTGTAATGATTCTAATATATCTTTTAAAATACTAGAATTACTTCCTAAGCTATAACCATCCCAAGGTGAACTAGTAACACCCCATATTCCAGGTAAAGAAACTAGCTGATTTACAATGGTTAATTCTTGACTAGGTTTTAGTTGAGGTAGTTTACCTTTGACTAATTCGGACCCAGACATTTGTTTTACTAAACCTAGATAAGTTAAGTAAACAGGTAAGAATCTTTTCTGAAACCAATTAATCCAATCTTCACCCTTATCAGTGTTTCTAGAAACCCCAAAAACACCACCTATGGAGTCTATAATTATATTTGCATCAGCCTTGAGACTTGCTTTTCCATCAGCTCCATAAATACTGTTATCAGTAATTAGATCTTCTAATTGGCGAAGACAGTTTACTTTCATGGTCTCCATTTTGTGTAAACCATATGCTCTAAATCTAGCGCCCTCTAAAGCCTCGATGGTGCCTGCTTTTCTATATCTTGGTGCAGAGCCCTTGGCTGATATATTGCGGGCCTCTGAGGCTGCTGTAGCTGCATCTCCTAAGCCATCAGCTTTGGTATTCTTAGCAGTAGAGTTAGTATTTTTCTGATTTAGTTTATTTACTACATCTTCACCTAATTGTGCAGCGGTTGCCACACCTAAACGGGTAGAATCTTTCTTTTGTTTTAGATCTCTATCTGCGGCAGCTTTAGCTACTTTGAAAGCAGCTTCAACATCAGCACCGTTAGTTACTTTAACATCCGAAGTAATGTCAGGCCTATACTCAGAATCGTAAGGACCTTCAGGAAAATGAACTAATTCTAAATATTTAACTTTAATGGCTGGTTTAAAATCATCAACCTCAGCTAAAGGTGTTTTATTATCTAAAGCAGCAATAGCGGTATAGTGCGTTAAGTAAACAGGTTTGAAACGATTAGTAAACCACGCTGTCCAGTTATTAAGAGCAGAGCTATCGTCCTTAGAAACATTGAACAAAGACAAAGCTTTTTCCATGTCAAAGTTTTTATCGGATAATGAAGCTCTACCAGCTTTCACCATGGTTATTTTCTTTAGCATGTCTTCTAATTCAAGTATTTTTTGTATACCTGAATTATCATCTTGCCTATAACCGTACTGCACCATTCTGAAAGCAACTAAAGGACTAACTTTAGCTTTCAGGTATTTGTACGCTTTGTAACCACCATAACTTAGTGCAGCCGCTGCGACTAAACCTAAGGTAATAGGTGATGTCAGAATAGCGCCTATAGTTGTTAAAGTACCAGCTAGTCCTGCCACTATTGTCGCACCTAAAGTACTGCCTGTTGCTGCTGTAGCCGCAGCCGTGGCACCTGTAGCAGCCGCTGCGCCACCACCAGTTGCACCTGCGGCTATTGTACCAGCGCTAGCTGTTGCTGCGCCAGTAGCTAAGGCACCCGCACCCATACCAAATAAGCGCATACCAGCAAGGCTAGTACCGACAGACTTTAAAGCAGAAGCACCTTTACGCAACCAACCCTTACCACCTTTTTTCTTAGATCCATCACCAATATCGAAGAGATCAGTAAGTGTATCCATAAGACCTGATAAAAGACCACCTTCTTTTTCGCTTTTCTTTACAGCTTCATCTGCTTTCTTAGCACCTTCTGCGACACTTTTACCTTTGGTACCAAAACCTTTTTGTTGCTTTCTCCACGAACCTTCACGCACACCGTCACCATCTGTATCGTTGAAAGCTTGTTTCTTCTTACCAGGTAATCTGTCGTTGAGAACCGTATAAATTTGAGTAAGTACGTTTACAGAAGCCTGACCATAGCCACCTATGTCAATCCCATTAACACCTCTGGTTATTAAATTAGCAGCTCCCTTTACTACATTTTTAACAACAGTACCAATACCTCTTGTAAACTTTAATCCAGAAATAATGGTGTTTTTAACCATTGCTAATATTTTCTGAATAGGTAGTCTAATTGGATCTCCTTTAGAATCTACTAAACCCATTTTTATTTGCTCGGTAGTTAAGACAACCTCACCGGTGCTATTTTTAATGACGCCATCAATATCAGAAGGCCTCATAACTGGTCCATTGTCAGAAGCTCTGAAATAACCACCATTTCTCATAATGAGAGCCGTCATTACTGGGTTTTCAATACCTTTGACATAAATGTCAACTGGTTCATTGAGAATGTTTTTAGCTTTATTAATTATAAATTTAGCTGTATCAAAACCCAATTTTAAAATAGGTGGAATAACTAAATTACCAAGATTAGATATTCTTCTAACATTTTTACCTAAGAAATTACTTACGCCGGTAACGGTTTTAGATAAGAGGTTTCTAGAAACTAAATTCTTTAACTCGCTTGCTTCTAAAATAACATTGCCTGCTTTATCTCTTACTTCACCGGTAATATCCGAAATCTTTTCAATTACTTTTTTACTGTTAACGTCAATGTAAGCGCCTGCTTTCAGTAACTCAGCCCTTAAAGCGACCCCGTCCCTACCAGTAACGTAAAGATCACTTATCTCATTGTAAGCTTCTTTAGTTTTATTCCAAAGAAAACTTCTTGCTGGTTGTGTAAAGTCTTTTGCAATATTAAAAGCGCCTTTGGCAGTGTCTTTAACAATACCAGCAGTTTCAAAAGGTTTCTTTGCAACCCAAACGGTGGCGTTCTTAGTCTTTCTAAGGAAATTCACTATGTTGATATTTCCGCGAGAGAAAATATCCTTAGCATCGGTTTTTAAATCAGCATAGCTATTATTTCCAGAACCACCAGGCATTCCACGCGCCAGCATCTCAATCAACGATCCAAAATAAATAGATTGATCTTGACTGTTAAGGCTGGTAGTAGATTCAATTTTCTCTAATAATTTTCTCATTAGAGTAGCTTCGCTAATGAGCGTGGTGTTTTCTTCTTTGGTAAGAATAGCCTCACCTTCGTGAATCTTTGCAAACATGTCATGCGGTACTTTGTCCACGCCCACTGCAAACGAAGGAACTCTTACGTTTTTACCATTTTTACCTCGTGGTTTCTTTTTCTGTCCCGGCTTATCGTCCTTGCTTCTGAATACAAGATCATCCGCAGAATCCATACCACCAACACCACCTGCGTAATTAAGTAGTTTCTCAATGTTAATGTTTCCATTTTCATTGACTAGGTCATTATTAGAGAGAAAATCATTCATTCCTAAATTGATCATCTCTTGTATTTTTGATGCAGGGTTTTCTAAATATTGTCCAACACTTTTTTGCTTATCTGTAAAAGCATTATGCTTAGAAAGTGTTTCGTTATCTAAGCCAAAACCTACCTTGGTGTGTTCTTGAACTTTGAAGAACTTAAGCATAACGTTATGTATTTCGTCAGCGTATTTCTCAGTTATTTTATCATTCGTAAAAGTATCTTTATTAGTAACGCTACCAATACCTGAATTAGTGTTGTCTAGGTTCTGAGAAAGAAGCTTCTTACCTAATGCTACTCTTGCGTCAGGTGACATTTTACCACCAGGATCAACCATCTCTAGCAATTCATCTAACTGACGCCCAGTGGCGTTCTTGCCGCTAGACATATAGTTTTTACTTGCTTGCTTTATTTGTTCCTTGGTAAGTTTTTTATCTGGATCAATTTTCTTTAAGTGTTTCTTAAGGTCTTCATCTGTTGGATTACCTTCAACAAGATTATTCAGAAGATTCTTCTCAGCAATTTTAGCATCTAAAAACTTATTTTTAGTAACGTCGTATGTGGTGAGATTGATATTCTCGTCACCTGTGCGCATTACTTGGAGTTCTCTAAATATTCTTGATAGATAACCAGGAATTACCTCGTTAATAGATTTATGTGTCTGCTTAGTAAAGATGTGTGGTTTATTTAAATCACCTAACTTGTCTTCTTTAACGCCAGTATCGGGACTGAGATCAGGAACTAACTCTTGCAGAAGACTAATAAGCTTTGATCCTATATTGTCTTTATATAAGAGTTGCTTATTGTTTTTGAATTCGGTTAACTTAGCAGGTGCATTTCCAACAAAATCTTTAAGTAGTTCATTACCTTTAGCAATTGTTTTATGTTTACCTAGAAAATCTTTTTGTCCCTTAGCTAACTTCTCAGCTAACCAGGTAATAAAAGCACTGGAAGCCGTGTTGCCTGCTAAACCTAACTTATCATCAACTTGTTCTAAAGTTTCTTTAGCTTCGCCAGCTTGCTCCAGAGCACCTGTGGCCTCATTTATTTTATCTTTAAATAAACTTACCTTATCTTTGGCTAGTTTAGTAATGTGGTCACCAAATTTCTTACTGATGTTGCTATCAAATAACTTATTGGCCATTCTAGTACGCAACATCATATCTAGTCGTTCACTATTTGTCTGTTTGACAAAATCTGGTAGACCTGTATTCTTTTGAATAGCGTCTAAACTAGTTCTGAGAAAAGCATTTTGCTCTTTAGTTTCACTAAGTAAATCCATCATCACAAACTGCGTGCGCATTTGTGTTTCTAAAGATTTACGTTGAAAGTTAATAGTTATTTTATCCTGATACTGAGCAAGTCTATTAGTAGCGTTACCAATTCTATTAAGCATTCCAAACACATCTCTGTGTCTACCAATTTCAATGCCTTCTTGTAGTCTTTCTCTTACTTCCTTACGAGCATCTTGCTTAGCATTATGCGTCATTTGGAATTTAAAAGTATCAGCTAAACTAATACCAAGACCCTCTGTTCTCTGGTCTTCCTTACTAGCGGCTGACTGAGTTAATGCTTTTTGCTGATCAGCCCATTTATTAATAGAACTAAGAGTATTCTTTAAATAAGGAGCGCTAGTAGGTACTAATTTATCAGCCGCTTTGCTCATTTCAGCAATACTGGGCTTAATTTCCCTGGCAGCGTTATTGTATAGCTGCTTAGCTGTAGTACCTACTTCATCTGCAAAATCCATCGCTTGGCCGTACCCTTCAGGTAGGGCTATGCGCAATAACTTCTTTATAAAAGAGGCATCTTTGATAGTAGATGTGGCACCTTCATAGACGCCATGCGCTAGTTTTGTAACTGGGGTTCTGTCGTCTTTGCCTTCGAGAGAATCGAAGTCGAAATCTGGTACATCAAAATCATCCTCCACAGGACGAGACGTATTTAGTTTGTCTGTCTTTGCCATGTTTTATAAACTCCAAGTGGAATATTTTAAGAAAGATAGAAATGAGTAATAATGAAATTCCGTTTAATATAAATATATTAAACCTTACAGATGATAAACTGACGGGAATGAAGCCTGTTAGGTCACAAGACATTTTTGATGGAGCAACTCGGAACTTTCACGAAGACGGTATTTATAGTACCAGTATTTTTGGAAAAGTGGGAGATGAGAGAAGAAATAGACGTTTCTCTTATATTGACATCAAACTAGGTATTCTTCACCCTGTAGTTTACAGAGCTTTAATTAAAATAAAAGGTTTATACCAAGGCATTATTAACGGTACAGAATTTGTACTATGGAATAATGAAATTAAAGACTTTGAGAAAACAAATGCGTTAAGTGGTAAGACTGGTTATAGTTATTTCTTAGACCATTGGAAGGATATTAACTTTATTGAAAATGATAGCGATAGACGACAATTCAATATTGATATCTGTAAACGTTTTGCTAACAAAGCAATTCTTACTAAAATCACCGTCATTCCAGCAGGCGTAAGAGATCTTCAAGATAATGGTGGAGGTAGAACTGAAGAAGATGAAATTAATGTACTTTATAGAAAATTACTTTCATTTGCTAACTCTGTTCCCGCTACAGCTATTGAGACTAATCCAGAAATTTTAAATAAAGCAAGAGTGGGTCTACAAAGAACCTATAATGAGATTTATGAATTAATAGAAAGTTTTGTTGAAGGTAAGAAAAAATTAATTACTGGTGGGTGGGCTGCCCGTAAGGTATTTAACGGAACACGTAATGTTCTTACCGCCATGAACTTTAACTCAGGCGACATGGGTTCACCCACTAACGTTGGTTTTAACGACACAGTGGTTGGTCTGTATCAGTTCCTAAAAGGCACGCTTCCTGTTAGTAAATACAATCTTAGAAATGGTTTCTTAAGTAAAGTATTTAGTGGTCCTAACTCTCCAGTTTACTTAACTAATATTAAAACAAGAAAACGTGAAGCCGTTAGAATTAATTCTAAACTTAGGGATATTTGGGATAGTGCTGAAGGTATTGAGAAAGTAATTACTTCTTTTCAAGAAACTTCATTTAGATCAAATCCTGTTATTATTGAAGGTTACTATATTGGTTTAGTTTATAAAGGACCTGACGGTACATATAAACTATTTCAAGATATCGAAGAGCTTCCTAAAACTAGGTCTGTCGATGATGTCCATCCAATTACTTTTACGGAGCTTTTATATTTATCTGTTTATAAAACAGCTAACAAATATCCTGCTTTTGTAACTCGTTACCCGATTACTGGTTACGGGTCAATATATCCTAGTAAGGTATTTTTAAAACCAACTATTAAAACAGAAATTAGAACAGAGCTAGACGACAACTGGCAACCAATGGATGACTCTAACACAGCTTATCAGTTTCCTATCACAGGTAGCTCGTTTGTTGACTCCATGGCTCCGCATTCCACCCACCTGAGTAGACTGGGTGCTGACTATGATGGGGATACTGGAAGCTTAAATATAGCCTATACCGACGACGCAGTGGCTGAAATTGATAATTACTTAAAAGATAAAAGTTACTATATTGGTACAGATGGTAGCATTAGTTTTAGTGCTAACACGGATACCATCACTTACGTTTTACACAACATGACTACTAACGTAGAACAACCACAGGAATAAATTATGCTTGCTTATGATCTATTCTACAGACACTCAGGTGTTAGAATACCACAACAATTAATGACTCCCATCATAACTTCTATGGAGAAGTTTGAGTTTCCTAAAAACTCTTTGTTTAACAGCATTTCTTACGATGGTGTACGCTCTGCCCCCAGTAGTGATGAATATTTGTTTAGACTCATTACTAAACAAATACTGATGGACCACGTTATTAATTTAACTGAGTTCACGGGTAACCCTAGAAGAATCAACACACAAATAACACCTTATATTCGTGAGTACCATGTTCACAATAGAAGGTTCAGGCTAAGCAAGGATATGGTTAAAACCGATAGAGAACAAAATACTCTAATGGTTACTAACTACGACTTCTTACCTAAGGCATATCGGTACACAAGAAATAAGTTTACAGAAGCATATATCTGGCATAACCTTACTAAGACTTTATGCGACACCATTGAGTCCCAAGCTAAAGTTAGTCAAAGACAACAATTCATTCTTATTGATCTTCCTACCATTCTACCGAGTGTTACATCTTTAGATCTTTATTCTAAGGTATTTAATACTAATTATTTAAATATTTTCAATACTGCTGAATCTAAAATGATTTTGGAGATTTGGAAGTGGTTAGGTGAAGACAGTAGAAAAGATTCTATTCTAAATACGTTATCTAAAGATTCTTTATCTAAAGTTAACATTATTTACAGAGATGTAAATAAGTGGTTAGTAGTGAATCTTGGAGTTTTGAATAGTTGGAGATATGTTAAAGTTGAGGATAGTGAACCAGGTCAGAAAATCAAGATAACGCCCGCTGATCTACAGAAACGGTTCTTGAGAATGTTGATGGGTTTAATGCATCTTAGAAGTACGCCTAGTGCTTCTGAAACTGAGAATCCAGAAACCACCGCCGATACAGCTGCTTCCGCACCTGAAGAAGATCCATTAAAGAATGAATTAAAACCTATTGTTGCTGAACAAGAGTTAACTGACGGAGTAGCTCTTAATAACGAAGAGACTAGACTAGAGGCTTCAAACAGACTCTTAGCCAGTATAGACGATGACTTAAAACAACTCGACGTTATTGAAAGCTTAAAATTAAGTGCTTTGGTAAATGCTGATTCTGAACAAGGTGATCAAAGTTTTAATGACTCTAGTGCTTCTTTAGAAGATTTTAACAAAGAAGTTAAACCGGAAGACGCCATTATTAAGATTTGTAATAAACAAGCTGATGACGGTATTATTACAGCAGCTGTTTTTAAGAATCTCGTAAGCGCAGCTTCTACTTACAAAACGCTAAAGGCACCAGGCACGGATGTTTCTCTAGAAGAGTACATTAACATACCTCCTGAGGACTTAGCCATTAACGAATCTAAGCCTATCAAGAGTATTGCGACTGTACTTGATAAGTCAATGTTAAAAAGTAGTCTATTAACTTTTGATGAAAAGTATGTAGAGAAGGTTCTGTCTAAGGACATTGCTGGTATGGTAGTGGGGGTTCAGAAAGCTGGTGTCATTCTTAATGACTACTCTATCGAACGCCATAACGAATTACTTGGTGAGTACGAAGTCCACACAATGCGAGTAAGACCCGTTGAAGGTGTTAGTTCAGTTTTGCATTTTAGAATACCAGTTGTGCAAGAAGACGGAACACTAACCATTGCTGGTAATCGCTACAGACTTAGAAAACAGAGATCTGATTGCCCTATTAGAAAAATATCACCTAGGTCTGTTGCTCTCACTAGTTATTACGGTAAAACGTTTGTTAATAGAAACGATAAAAAAGTAAATGATTACGGAAATTGGCTCTGTAATAACATTATGCTTAAAGGACTAGATAGTACAGATGAAACTGTTTCTAACATAGCAACAGGTGATGTTTTTAATAATGATGCATCTGTACCTCGTGTTTACAGTGCCATCTCTCAAAACTTTATTAGTTTTAATTCACAAGGTTATAGTTTTAATTTTGATATTAACTCTATTGAGAAAATTCACGGTAAAGAAAATTCTGATAAACAAAAAGAGTTTGGTGTTACTTTGGTTGCTATTAATAACAAAGATGAAAGTCTTGGTATTGATATCGACAACAACATTGTTAAGATTGAAAAATCTGGTAATAAAATACTGGGTACTATTGAAAACTTTCTTGGTCTGAATCCTATTAATTCACCAATAGATTTTTCTGAACTCAAAGTAATGGGTAAGAATATTTCTGTAGGTTTAGTACTTGCTTACGACATTGGACTTAGTGAACTCTGCGAACGTTTAAAAGTAGAACCTAGAAAAGTTCTTGCTGGTAATAGATTAAACCTAGAACATCATGAGTACGCAATTACTTTTAGTGACGTAAGTTTAGTATTCAGCAAAAAAGATAAGTTAGCTACCTTAATTCTAGCTGGTTTTAATGAATACGATAAAGTCATTAGAAGATATTCTGTTGCAGCAATGGATAAACCAAATGTTTATCTAAATATTTTAGAATCCGCCGGAATGACAGTTAGGCACTTGCGCGAACTACAGAACTTAAATGGTTTGTTTGTTGACCCTATCACTAAAGAGCTTTTAGTGGAGATGAAAGAACCTACCACGTTCCATGGTCTGTTAGTCAGAGGCAGCGAATTACTTTTAACAGACGAACATCCCGATCAACTCGATATGCGATACATGCGCATTAAGGGATATGAACGTATTGCTGGTGCTGTTTATTCTGAGTTAGTACATTCTGTTCGTTCACACAGTAACCGACCTGGTAAGCACACTAAGCCGTTAGAACTACACCCTTACGCAGTATGGAAAAGAATTACTGCTGATCCAGCAATGGCTTTAATTTCAGATCTTAATCCAATCGAGAATTTGAAACAAATGGAAGCTGTGACTTACAGCGGTGAAGGTGGTAGAAATAGTAGGACAATGACCAGAGATACAAGACAGTACCATGAGACAGATATTGGTGTTATCTCGGAGTCCACTGTTGATAGTTCTGGAGTTGGTATTAATATTTTTACTAGCGCCGACCCTCAATTTAAATCTGTCAGAGGAACTACCAAACCTTTTGTTTTAGAAAAAGCTGGTCCAGCTGCCATGCTTTCTACTTCGGCTTTAATGTCGCCAAGTAGTGATCACGACGACCCAAAACGAGTAAACTTTATTGCTATTCAACACTCGCACGGTATTGCTTGCTCTGGTTATAAACAAACTGGTTTACGCACCGGATACGAGCAAGTCATTGCGCACAGAACAAGTGATATGTATGCTTTTACAGCCAGACAAGATGGCGAGGTAATTTCATCTCAACCTGACGGTATACAAGTTAAATATAAAGACGGTACTGTAAAAGGTTTTCAAGTAGGTAGAAGATTTGGTGCAGCGGCAGGTCTTACAATCCCGCATGACTTAGTTACCGATTTAAAGACAGGGGATAAGTTTAGCTTTGGTGATCCTATTGTTTACAATAAAGGTTTCTTTGAAAAAGACATACTTGACCCTAAACAAATTGTTTGGAAAGCGGGTGTTAACGCTAAGGTTGTGTTGTTTGAATCTACTGAAACTTTAGAAGATGCTTCCAGTATTTCTGAAGAGCTAGCTCAGCGCTTGAAGACTAAAACCACTAAAGTTAAAACCATTGTAGTTAACTTTGACCAAGTGGTGAGGTCTATGGTTAATGTTAACGACATAATGAAACCAGACACACCACTATGCATAGTTGAAGATGCTACAACACACGGTGCTAATTTGTTTGATGAAGAAACTTTAAATACTCTTCAACTACTCAGTAACCAAGCACCTACAGCTAAAGTTAACGGAGTATTAGACAGAATTGAAGTGTATTATCATGGTGATATTGACGACATGAGTGATAGCTTAAAGAAGTTAACTAATCAATTTAACAAATCAGCTAGTGTTAGATCTAAAGCTATTGGTAAAGAAAATGTATCTGGTAGCGTAGCAAGTGGTATGAGTATTGACGGTGAACCTCTTGCGCTTGATACTCTTGCTATTAAGTTTTATATTACCGGCGACGTACCGGCCGGCGTCGGAGATAAAGGCGTTTTTGCTAATCAGTTAAAGACTGTATTTAGTAAGGTATTTGCTAATAAAATGAGGACTGAGTCAGGCACTATTATTGATGCTGTGTTCGGTCAAAAGAGCGTACAAGACCGTATTGTTACTAGCGTAAACACTATTGGTACTACCAATACCCTTTTGGGTGTTATTGGTAAACGCGCTGTACAAATTTATAAACAAGGAGTTAAGTAATGGATGTCTCTAATAAGACTGAGGAAACTCAAAAGGTATTGGGTAATGCAACTGAGTTCGCAACCAACATTATTTTGAATGTAGTTGGAAACGATGTTTCTGATTCTCTTAATGGTGAAGTGGTTGGTCGCACTATTTTGAATGGTATTATTCAAAATCGTTTCGCCAGAGAACTCAAGTTAATTTAAGGAATTATAAAAATGATTAATGTCGATACAATGCAAGCTTGTTCTAGTCTTGCCATTAAGGCAACGGGTAAAGATAAACGAATTATTGCTGTAACTGGCACTCCTCTAGCTTCATTGGTCAAAGCTACTAACCTTTGTCTAGCTAGTTCTAATGTTTGCGCTGCTACCGATGATGTTTTTAGCGGCTCTAGTGTAGCTTATGCAACTGGTGCGGAAAGCAAACTTGAAGAAACTATCCATGATAAAACAATGGATGATTTAGTTAATGATGTTTCCAAGGCTGTAGCCACACATATTAGTTTTGCTAAAAATGTAGTTAGTCCAATGGTGGTTAAGTATATTGATTATGTTGTAAAACAAATGTCAATTGACTTGAATTCAGCCGCTACTAAATTTTCTGTTGAAGTTATCGACTTACCTGAACCTTTAACTAATGGTTCTTTTGAGCAAAGTTTGGAAAGATTTAAAGAAAAGACTTTCTATGAACCAGAAGACAAATTGAAACTAGGCGCCCGCACTAGTGAAGAAATTTTTGCTTTGTTGCAAAGCGGTTCTAAAGATTTTGATGCAAAAGTAGCTGTTTGGTATGGAACTCTTTCACCACGTTTTATTGACGATGTCTGGAGCCAGTATTTTGGAACACCCAGTATTGTTACTACTAACGACTGGGGTACTAGCTCACTTAGTCTGAACTCTATTAACAATAGAGATACTTCTATTTTGGTATTTTTACTTGCTCAGCGTCTTGGTCAAGATATTCCAGAGTCAACTAGTATGACTCTGACACAATACCGTGACACTATTTACAATTTGACAGAAGCTAGCGCTTTACAAATTTTAGGTATTTACGATAGACATGTGTTATCTATTAAAACTAATACTTTAGTTGAATTTGTTTCTTTTGATGGAAGATCAATTAAAGTAAACGGTACTGTTTATCGTGATTGGTTAGCTGGTGGTGGGTCTAACGAGATTATTCTCGGTATGGCTGCTAGTAGCTCTAAAGCAAGAGTAGTTTCAGAATTTACTGAGAAAGCCGATTCTTTCAAAGCTTCTTGGTATCAGTTTGAGGAACTTAACAATACTCTTGCACGTAATAACAAATACGCTCGTTTTGTTCAGGCTTTAGAAACTGGTTTTGAATATATTCAAACAGGTGAACAATCAGAACAAGAACGTGTTTTGATGCAAGAAAAACCAACAGTATCTGAAGAAATAAAGAAATATTTCAAAGAAGAGTTGGAAAAGATCAAGAACGCAGATGTTGAGAATGTTAACGATACATGCATGCGTTTGTTGTGCCGTAGCCGTTACTTCTACACTGATGCTGAAAAGTTCTTGACAAGCATCAATGAGGCACATAAAGCTAATCCTGAAGTTGATGTTCGTGTAGCAGCTTTGATTGCAACTATTGAGTATGTTGCTGATTATGTTGCTGACCAAATGCAAGTAGTATAAAAGAGGTAAGGCATGGATATTAAACAATTAGAGCGTAACGCTGCTAAGGTCCATGCTTGTCTTCAAGAAACACCAGATGGTCGTCTAATAGCCTTGGAGGAATGTAAAATATACGTTCCTTCAAGGTTTGAAGAACGTGGTCTGATGGAACATGGCGTAGAAACTTATATTGTTGGTATTTATGCTATTGTTGTAGAAGACAAGTACTTAGCTGTTTCAATGGTTAACGCAATGATGCGTATTAAACCATCCTCAGCAATGAAAGTAAAAATAAGAGGTACTGAGTGCTATGAATTTACTTTTGATGCTGGTAGTACTATAATCGCTTCTCTTAATCTTGTTAAGAATGACGTTTTAGTTTATAAAATTTATAATGAAATTTTATCTAACGGTGAGATACCTTGGTATTTAAACTACAGTGATCTTGGTAAACTTTTTGATACAGCTAAACTTCACGCTGGTGCTAACGTCGGACAAAACTCCGAAGTTACAGAATTGATTATTTCGCTGATAGCAAGAACTCCTGAAGATAAAGTTAAATACTACAGAACGATAGCACAAGACGAAGACATTATTCAAAATAAACCAGCTACATACGTGGCTTTAAAGAACGTACAATATTCTGCAACTAACACTACAGATAAGCTAGCAGGTTCTTATTTTGGCGATGCGCTTACATCTGCTCTTATAAACCCATCATCAAAAAGAGAGCGTTTAGAATCACTGCTATTAAAATAATTTATGTAAAAATAAATTATGCTATGATTTCTATTTAATTTATTTTGGATCATTATGGACAATATTCGTTTTACTTGTACTAGCCTTGCTAATACTAATAAAGTAGGGATTATTACACCCGATACAGATGGCTACTACGACATGGTTGTAGGCGGTTTAAACGTTTTCAATAGCGTGGGTCAGTATTATGAATACGAAGGTGCTAAAGCACTGTTTGAGAGCTCTAGTCCTTTTATGCGGCGTATTAAGCGTGGCGCTCTTCGTGGCGAAGTAGGTCACCCTAAACAAATGCCTGGTGAAAAGGACGAAGACTATCTTGACCGTATTTATGTAATTGACGAACGTAACGTTTGTGTGCATTTTAAAGAAATCTATCTTGATTTCAACTCTAAGAAAATGCCTAACGGTGATCCCGTAATTGCTATCATGGGAAAGCTTACTCCTAGCGGACCTAAGGGTGATTATTTAGCTAAGCAGATAGCTAATAAAAATGAGAATGTTTGTTTTAGCATTCGCTCTCTCACACAGGACACAATGGTGAGAGGTCGTTACACTAGAACAATCAAACATATTGTTACGTTTGACCATGTTAATGAACCAGGCATTTCTATAGCTAATAAATACGATGCGCCTGGCTTAGAATCTCTCACTCCTTTAGTTGACAAGCCTGTTACAAAGAACCAAATTCTAAGAAGCGTTAATAAATCAGTAGCTACAATCGGAACAGAAAGTGCTGTGATGGATGCTAATGAATTGTTTTCTTCTTTTGGTTGGAGTAGCAACACTGGTAAGCCTGCTTATTCTAAATGGTAATATAACTACTCACAGTACAGGAACTTATTATAGTTCCTGTACTGTGAGTATGTCTGTATTTTAAAATATTTCAGATACTTATTATTAAATTGGTAAAGCAAGTAGAAAAAGCTTGTAATAAACCAGTGTAAATTTTACACAAACCACATCTTCTATAGTTTAAACTTTTTAAGGAATAATTTTCTATGACCAAAACTGTTCGTTTCAACAGTATCAATTACAGCGTTGAAAAGCTCATTGCATTCAAAGGACAGGGAACTCTTGTCGATGTCGGAGATGCCAAGGTTGTAGAGAATCCTCAAACTGCAACTGTGACTGAAGAACAACTAAAACACCGTTTGGTGGTTTGTGTTAATGGTAGCTTTATTGTCCTAGTAAAGCCTGAGAAATCTTCAGATTACGCCAATTCTAAAGTAACTATTATCACCAAGTTGGTACTGAAGAAAGTAGCGGCACCTGCTCTTCCTGCAAACGATCTACGTCCACCTTACGTACCTCCTATGGATCTTCAAAATCGCTACGAAGGACGACACGCAAGCCAACCTCGTCAAGATTCATATCGTGCGCGTAGCCCGCAACCACAATCTAGTGATAACGGGTACGGTAATCGCAACAACCGTGGTTATTAAAAATGTTTACAAATAATCCAGCTTTTAAAAAGCTTTGTTATCTTATCCTTGCTCTTGCTTTTGCTGTGTTTATAACATCTATGCAAAAAGAAAGTCACGTAAAAGATGAAGTCAATCAGCTGCGATATGAATACATTGTTAGCAATAGTTCTGATGAAAGAAAAGAAAAGGCTAAACAATTGATTGGTAAAATTGATAGTTTACCTAAGCACTTAGTTACTCCTGATATGGAAGACCTTGTAAGTAATTTAAAAAGTAACTTGCAGTAACTAAGAACAAAATTTGTTACCTAGTGTTTATTCTTAAGAAAATATTGGGTAACATTTAAGCAGGTCAATGACCTAAATACCAACCGCTAGAAATAGCAAATGAAGTGAGTTATTATGTCCGTTAAAGAATTGAATCCCGCTACCGCTGCTTTGGCTGTTTTGCTTGCTGACAAATTCAACTACGATAAGAAGGAAAACACGATTAATCGTGCTGACGATACCTTTACAGGTACGCTTCCAGAAGATCTTACACCTGCCATCGTGGAACGTGTGTCTGAGCATTACACTACTTTTGCCGCAGCTTCCGCCAAGGTGTATGGTGATTTGGCCATCAAGGCATTGACCGCTGACGAAAAACTGGATCGTGTGAGCATTGAAATTCCTTTGACCGGGAAAGATTCTTTGAGCTTCTCTATGGATCGTTCTGTTACCAGCCCAATTCCTGGCAAACCAGGTGAGTCAGTTACCAAATACGGTGTGCTGCGTCCTAAGTTCGACTTTGTTGCTGGTAATAACTCTGGTCAACTCAAACTGGCACGCACGCAACTCAATGAGCTGGCTGAAGCAGCTTTGTGCAAGTAATACACGTATTTAATTAACCTCTTAGCTGAGGCGCCTAAAGTCGATTACACACTACCTAGAAGATTAATTTCTTCTAGGTAGTGTGTATGGTTTATTTATTTTTTATTTTAAATTATTGCTAAAATCACTATTTGGTAAGTAAATTTCGCTTCTATGGTGAAGTACATTTCCACCGTAGATATCCTTTAGCATATACCAAATACCATTAGGACCTAAAAGATGTGGCTTAGATAATCCAATCGAAGCACCTATTGATTCTGAACAAAACCATTCGTTTTCAGTATGTTTGACAAGACCTGTGAAGAACTTAATATTACCCATAATGTCGTAAGGTTTACCATCGTGTTTAATAAACCATTCCGTTGTTCTATCGGATAAGTAGTCAGGTAATTCTAAGAAATCCCATGCGTTAGGTGTAGAATAACCAATTCTTTTTGTTCTTACACCTCTGTCAATATAACTACTACTGCGACTGAGTCCATCAGTACCTATTAATTCTACATGAATATAAATACCATCATCTAGTGCTCTACCAAGTCTATCCATGACTCCTTGGAGACCTCTGTGTTTTCCTTTGTATGCCGCTAAATACATTACTATTTCCTTTAAAATTTATAGGCATAAACTCCATACAACCAATAAAGCTTTTGCCTATTGGTTGTATGGGTTTAAACTAGTTTTTAAGCACGACCAATGGACGAGCTAGCCAGAGTATCTACACCTTCTTTGTAACCAGAGGCTGCTGCTGCATCAGCAGAGATACCAGACACAAAAGCTGCACGCATGTTAGGGTTTGCATTGTTTAGCACAATGTTATCCAACATACGCTGAGCGAGTACGTTACCGCCAAGATTGTATTGGCAGATGCTAGAGAAAGGAATTGACAATGAAGGCATTTCCATAGCAGCTGTCAAATCACGTTTACCTTCAATTGCACCAGTGCCCTTGGGGAACATATTAGTAGCTAACCACGAATGAATAACCTTGCGTCCTGTGGCATCAGGTTCAATGAAGATGCATGTAGCTGAATACATATCAGCCAACATGTCATCTGGTTTATTGCCAGTTAAAGTAGCGATGCCTGGAATCTTTGAGTCTGGATTCATCATACCCATGGTAATCCAGTCAGAGATGAAAGTCTGAATAGGGCGACCATATTTATCATGACCAAAGTTAAACGAAATGCTACTAGGGGCACGCTTAACGTCAACGATTTCTTCTTGTACTTCACCAGCACCGCCAACAGGTGTACTGGTTGTTTCCACAGTCAGTTCAGCATTCAAACCTTCGATTGACTGGGCATGCAGTTCAAACAAAGCTTTAAGCGCACTAACCCATTTATCTTTATTTGTCAGATAATCGAAGAATTTAGGTGCTTCGATTAAAATACAAATAATATTGCGACGCACATACGCACCGTTACTAACCCACTGGGTCAAGTCTGGCGCGTAACCATGTTGACCGCCATAAGTCAGGTCCAACATCTTCGCATTGGCATTTTCACTATATGCTTGGCTATCAAGCAAAGCAGCAGTTACACGACCTGTCATAGAAAAACTCCTTAAAATGTTTGGAATAAAAACAAGATATTTCTACCTTGTTTTTATTTATTTTTTTTTTATTAGGCGGCAACAAAGTCGCTAATACGGTAAGCTTGTACGCTAGTAGTCATCACTGTCTTCATGTTGGACGCGTAAATCTTTACAGGCAGAGTCCAGCTATAACCACGTTGATCGTCAGCACTACTGACGTAAGCTGCTGGTTGCATGATAAAGCGGTTATCAAAACGACCTTCAAGCAAGCTGGTGGTTTTAGCATTAACTTTCTCAACCAGTTGATCGTTGCTTAGATTAGCGCCAGAGCTACCGCTGTAGAAACGCCAAACACGCTCAGCTACCTTATTGATTTCACAAATGGCCATAGCTGTAAAGAAGCTATTAAGCACAGAAGTGTCATCAGAACAAACTGTTTTCAAAGCAGGGAAGAAGTAACTACGCAGATCATAAGACTGGACCCAATTCAAACCAACATCCCAGTCTTTATTACGCGCAGTTGCTGGCGTGAACGTAACATTGAAGTTAGTCATGTTATCCAGAACAGAGCCAGGAGCACCATCAAAGTTAGAACCAGCTTTCCACTTACCATTTGCAGCACCCATGTACTTAGCTGCTTTCACAGCAATTTCCATAGTGGTGGGAACGTCTTGTGTGAATTGGCTATTACGCAGTTTACCACTACGACCCATGATCATACCGCGTACCACAGGGGTGCCAAAGTAATCCGATTCAGGAGTAAGCTGTAAACGAGTGCGCAAAGCAACAGCCAGTGAGTGCTCTTCTGATGCAGTCAAAGCAACCGCACCAACGGTGTGGGTACCGAGCACAACAAACGTGTCTTTACGTACTGCAATAAAATTACAGAGCGCTTTCTTGGTGTCCAGAGGAAAACCACTATCGTAAATAATGGATTCAACGTTAACCGCTGTGTCCATCAGTTTTGAGTTAGAATTGCTGTACTCGTTAACTTCAGCTGTGACTAAGTCAGCAAACAATGCGTCGCTCATTGTGCCATCAGAACCAGACTTAGCGTAAATATTGGTATATTCGCTAGGACGAACAACGCCAGTACCTGTGCTCAAGATCTGGAAAGTGTTATAGTAGTTACCATTAGACGACTGACCAGACACCATGTTAAACAAATAGGATTCATTTGCAACACCAGTAAAATCTGACGAATCAGTTTTATTTGGATATTCAGCAGCGTAGAACATATCAACTAAAGTTTTGATATTGTTTTTGTAAACCACCATATCACCAAAATCGCAATACTGGATTGGGTATGTTGGATCTGTCAAGTTACGGTACTTATCCAAGAACACATCACCGACATAAAGTTGTGAGTCAGTGACTGGATCAATAACACCTGGCTTCAGGGTCAGAGTAACGCGTTGCTCAGCAAAGTTAGTTTCAATAACTTTAGGGCTAGAATTAACATCGTCACGGCGAATCAGAGCCATAAAGAAAGGATAAGCCTTTTCTCTGGTTAACAAAGCTTCACTCACCAAAGTGTTAACTTCGTTGGTAGGTGCCCACAGACGCAAACCAACATCATTACCAAAAGCACCTTTACTAAAGGCTTTCAGTTCCATGATAGGGTATCGCTGTGATTGAGCGGCTGTAGTGGTGTCAGTTTGATCGCCAGCAACAATACCAGCTGCACCAAACGTCTGCATAAGGACGTTAGTGTTACGAGTCGTGACTACCCATTTAACTGTATAACCTGCAACTGTTGAACCAGTAGGAACTTTAGCTCCTTGGGCATCAGTGACAAAGCTACCATCGGCATTACGGGTATATAAAGGAACCGTAGTTGGAAGTACGTCCAAGGACAGTAACAAATTAGATTCTGGACCAGCATCAGCAGGAATAACACGCTGATACATACACTGATTACCTTCGGCGTTAACCAAATTAGCCAGCACAGTAGCATGGTTAGCCCAAGGCTTGCGCAGATCAAAAGAGTCTGCATGAAAAGCTTCAGACCGGGTATCTCCAACCAGCAACTGAGGAAGAGTAACGCCTTTCTTTGCGTAAAGATAAATCTTTGGCAAATGTTGGGGGATGTTTACAGCTTCTCTTACTGGGGGGCGTGTACTCAGATCCTGCGTGCCTTGAAGCACTGTTTGTGGCGACGCATTAATGATTGTCGTTTGGGTCATGTTTTATCCTATTAAAAAACAAATTTGAAATTTACTCTTTTTATAAACCTCAGGCATACAGATAATTCTTATTGAACATTTCGAATAAACCCTGCCGACTAACTAGTCTGTCGCCAGCATATGATGGCTCTGACAAACACTTGGGGTCCATTTAATGCTATGAATAGAATTAGTAGAAATATCCTTACTAATTAGTTTGCATTAAGTCATAAAGTTATCAGATTAGTTGCTGATACCTCCAGTGTAAATTAATAAGTTACAAAATATTTTTACCCATCAAATCAGGCTCTGTCTGAAATGATGAAAGCTCATTCTATAATGTATAAAAATTACACCAACACCTTATTAAATTAAATTTTAGGATTGACTTAAATGACAGTATTCAAATCGGCTTATGAAACCACTATTGGTACTGGTCTTCATACTAAAAATATAGCTTTACAATTACGACAAGTATTAGTATCGACATCGTCTAATTCTATTTTTTCTGGTGACCAAGAACCCTATCTTGAATCAATCACAGGTAAGGATGTTAGCCACGCATCTGTTCCTGTGTTTGTTCACCCTTACTTAGTTGACGGTATTGATAAAAAGAATTATCTGTTTATTGACTACCGCCCATTTGTTAAAATAGATTCTGTTGATAAATGGGAACCTAAGGTAATTGTTAAAAATACCGTTGAGTATAATTTTGCTAAAGCAAGATTACTTATCAACAAAGTTTTACTCACGCAAGGGTCTGGAAGCTTATCTGGTTTGTCTTCTCTTCCAATGGGTGTTTTTGCCTCATGGATCAGTGAGGCTGTTACACACAGATTTGCTCTCGATATGTCTGAACAGGTTAAGTTAACTGTTTTGGCTTGTATTTATTACCAAACTTTGTTTGTTGAAAATGAAGACTTGGATGAACAAATGTTGAATGTCTTTAAAGCCAATGCTATCAGAGTACTTAAAATACCTGCGACAATTGTTTATGAAGTAACAGACAACATTCCTTTGTTCACTAACATTAAATCTCTTTGTGAAGTAATCAAAACTAAGTTAGAGAATTCTAGATTAGAAGATTTTAACGAAGGTATATTAATCACCATGCTAAAGAATACATGGTACGGGAGTAACGCTGCCGAGATTTTAGCTGTAGCTTTAGAACACACCCCTACCTGGGTTTCTCTGGTTTATACCTCTATTTCAGAGAGAACATTTAAAAACTCCACTATTGCTAAAATAACAGAACGTTATTCTAAAGGTGGGGCGGGCGAAGCATTTCAAAAAAGCTTTGTTACCTTAGCTTTAAGTGTTGATACAGAAGTCAAATAACCACTCTATACTCCAGTGAGTTTTAAAACTCACTGGAGTATATCCTCATTTTTATCATGGGATTTTATACATGTATGATTACTTAGTAGACCATGCAATTAAAAATGTATGGTGCACTCCAAACCAAGACAACCAAAGAATCTATGCACCTAAGAGATTAACCCCTAACGGTGGTGTGAGAAATAGCTTTAGAGTACTTTGGCGCTTACTTGCTATGCCTGATTTAGTTTCACAGTGGCATGTTTACCAGGTGGGTCAAGTGCATCCTGTAATTCTTAATCTTTTACCCGATGAAGGTAAGTGGACTAGTTTTACCGAGGCTATAAATACTAGAAAATTAATTTGTGATATTTATACAGATCAAGGTGTTCAGATACCTAGGTTTAATAGCTTCTTTCAATTCACAGAAGACCATAATTTAATTATAGCCATTAGAAAGAATGTTAAGCTACCTATTGATTTTAATAACGATCAGCCTTTTATTCGTTTATATTCTAATGCTTATTTTGCAAGTGAAAGAGCAGATGTAACAGATGAATTAATTTATTCAGAAGGGTCTATTGTTACTAATACTGAACAAATTCTAGATTTACAAAATGCTTATACGCGTTATAGTTTACTTACTGAAGGTGCAGCATATGCATTTGTAAATGGCTATAAGGTTTCTGGAATTAATTTGTTCACAGCTTCTGTAGGTGATACTTGCGAATTTGTATATGATTCGTCTATTTACAAAGTAGTTGATTTTAAAGTAGGTGATCTTGGTGTTTTTAACAGCACACTTGACACTACATTAAAGTATTTCCTTCATTATCCAGGTGTTGATAATCAGACAATTGATTATAGAGACGATATTGATTTCTTTTTGGTATATCCAGGAGAACCTAATAGTAAAGGTTTATGGTACCATAAAAATCAAGACGCTAGCGTTAGGATGATAACACATAGAGATTACTCACTGCCTACTGCTTTTATTGCAGGTTATCAAACTCAATTAGCGGCAATGATAGGTACGGGTAATGAATACATACCCCAAAATCTTATTGTACGTCTACATATTAGAAAATCAGGTTACGATAGGGCTTTAGTTTTTGATGCTAATAAAATTAAAGAACTATATAAATTACCACCTAACCTCATACCTAGAGCTATGCTTGGTATTGACGCCACACTTCCTAATTGGCAGGTAGATACATTAGAGAGTTCTGGGTATACAGAAATTATGTCAGCTGATTGCTGCGATATTACTAACGCTTTGGTAAATAAAGCTTATGGTTATAACGCTTTGAGTAAACTACTTGGCAGTACCCCGCAGTTTACTAGATATGAATCTAATCGTAAGCTGGTGGATTTACCTTATGGATTACAGTCTAAAAGCACTGTTTATGAATACGATAGCGAAGGTATTCTAACCCACTGGGATACACACTTAACAGGGTCTAGATATGATTGTGTTAATTTAACAACTAACATGATCGAGGTGTTTTCTGGTACTGGTGGTAACGAGCTATCGGATAGATTTACATTAGACTCCATTAACGTAGATGCCACACAGAGCTATAGAGTATATTACAATCCTTTAAGTACAGTTGGTATTCCTGGTGACTGGACTGACATTACAGGTACTGATAAATACATTGTTACTAACGGTTTATTAACTAGAAGTAATGATATAATTTTAGGTACTTTAATGGTACGTACTGAAGCTAAATTCTTGGCTTACGACTTAGAGTTAAACATGGTGCGGGGCGAGCTTCGTTTTGGACTACAACAGTTCAGAATGGTAGGTACTGTTAACACCAGTGTTTCGATGGAAGTGCCTTGTGGCCAGTTAGATTTATTTCTAAATGGTAGATCTCTAATCCGTAATCTTGATTATTTTATTAAATTCCCTGAAATAGTCATTATTAATAAAGAGTATTTAAACGATCCTTTAAACACTAAACAAAAAATTCATGTGAGAATGTCTGGTTATTGTGAAGAAACTTTATCTGTTAATACACCTAGTGATATGGGTTTTATTGAGCACGGTTTATTGTCTAACAACGATAAGTTTGATTTAAGAGATGATAAAGTCTTACGCATAGTTGTAGATGGGAAACTCTATGACAAAAGTGAGATGATTTTCTCTGAAGAACACTCGGGTGTAAGTATACAAAACCCTATTAATGGTAAACCTTATTCTGTTCAAGATATTGTTGTGCCTTTAAGGGATTATGTTGCTGAACCTACTTTTACTGTTAGAAATAGAGCCGTCTTAGTTGACAACGCAGTTAAGCAATACTTAACTCTTAAAATACCTCAACCTGTAAGAAATCCTATTAGCTCTATTGAAAGACGCTATACGGTTTTTAGTCCTTTTATCTGTAAGATTATTTATGACCTGGAATCAGGTTTATTAGACGATTCCAGATACAAGACAAATTACAATGACATGACAGCAAGAGCTGTTTGCCAACCCTATGAGTATTTACTTGAATATGACCCAACTCAACAAGATCAGGCTGTTAACGATAGATATGTTGTCGTTCACCCGCATAATCTGACAACTACAATAGACTTAGATTTATTTAGTTACAGATTTGTTGAAAGAGTTCTAAAGATATATACAAATAACTTAGTCAAACTCTCAGGCTACGTAACACTATCCTCAACTTGAAAGAAATAAATAATGGCAACTTCTGATATAAGTACGTCAGGTATCACAGGTTCAGACGGTGTTACACCGTTGTACTCTCCTAACGAAAGATGGTGTATTTGGAATCTTGATGAAATTTATGTTGGTACTGTTGGTACTAAGCGGTATGTTCCAAAGATAAATGATTATGTTGTAGATATTACTTCTGGTACTTTTTACAAAGTAAGAACCATTGATCCGGTTACTCTTATATGCACTTATGACCAAGTAAACATTAATACCGTTGATACCTCTCTGAGTGAAAATGATATTTTATTTGGTGTTGGCCCAGGTACTCAGTCTGACACGTATCTCGCTTATGTAGATGCAAGTGTGGTTCCTAGTATTCTAGCTGTTGATGCCAGACTTCGCATTGGTGGCAGTATGGCTAGTTACTGTAAAATCTTTAAGGGTGCTGATGTTTCTAGCTCTGGCAAGGTAATCAGTAGAGTATACGATCAAAACGGAACTTTGTTAACGCAGAACATTCCTCTTGAATTAGCAGCAATTGATTCACACACTAACCACAGTATCAAAATTGTAAGCGTAGCACACACCGTTGAAACTTTGACTGATGGTGAAATTGTAACTGTTGTTGTTTATGATGATGTTGGGCACGTTGTATCTAAACGGCAATTACTGGTAGAAAATACTGCTTTTATTCGTTCTATCAATGTATCTCAGAAATATATTTCGCATATTTCTTTAGCCAGTCCATTCATGTCTTCTTCAGATAACACTCTGATTGAACTACCTATCAACGTTCTTGTTGAAGGTTTGGATTTATATGGCATTGTGCATTATTCCGATGGTACGACCTTGAAGTTACCTGTAGACGGTACTAAGTTTAGAATGTTTGGGCTTGAGCAGTATTTAGGTACTGTTGTTGGGCAGCGCGTCCAGCTTGTGTTACGTTATGCTTTAAGCACTGGTGAAACTGCCTATGGCGCAGTAAGCGGTGATGGTAAATCAATAACTAAACAATTTACTCTTAATTCACTTGTTCAAAACGGTGCTTATGCTGTTAAACTGTTTGGTTATCCTGTTTGGGTGGACACAGTAACCGGTTACAAGATGGAGTGGTTCCTCTACAGCTTAGATAGAAACATTGTCTACAATGTAACTGATTACGTTAGATATAGTGCTGTAACTGGAGCTTTCAGACCCAAGGCTTATGGTTTCTCTCAGGACTTAACTGTAAGTATTAATTTGCGTGACGTTAGTGGTTCATTCAAATCCTATATCCATGCACAAAACTATAATGTTGTGTTAGTTGACAATGGAGCAGCAAGAACTACTAACTGGACTGTTACTTATGAGCCAGGACAAGTTCCGTTGTTTGGTGTTGGTCTTCACGCACAAGCTACTTTGGTTAGTGCTAATAACTACAAACTGACTGTGCACTCTGGTTTAACTACCAAGGCTGATTGGCTCAATAGAGTTTATTATGCATCTAAACCTATTATTGATTTAGAGCGGGAAATTACTGCACCTGAACCAAATTTCTTTGCTATTATTGCTGGTAATAATCGTGTTGAATTCAGTATTGATGACTGGGATAAAAACTTGACAATTGGGTCGGGTCCAGTTATTAACGGAACTGTATTTATTGAGTTCTTTAAACGTGTTTCAACTAACGATATTCAGTTAGCTATTGCTGGCATGCCTATCTATAATTAAACATACTCTACTACTACACAAGCTATAAATGCTTGTGTAGTAGTAGTAGTTATGCTTTTTAATATCTTTGTCTATAATTGCTGTAATTTTGAGTATTGTGTTTTGCTACTCTATTGGCTCTTTTAGACTCTCTAACATTATTAATAAGTTCATCAACAGAGAAGACTTCACCCTCTTCTAAAACAATAGACCTATTTAAAGATCTTAATTTTTGTTCTAGTTTAAGTATAATAAAATCATCGTTTGTTTTACTTAGCTCTTCTTCAATAGCAACTATTTCTTGTCTGATATAATTTTGCTCCATTAGAAAATCATATTCAGCCTGGGTAGTTACTTTATTCTTATTTGAAGCTGAGAATATTTTCTTACTGTCAATCCCATAAAAAGAAAGATTAGTAGCTTTAGTTAAGAACCAAAATATCAACAACCACGCAATTACCATATCGTCATGCATACCTTTTAAATGGTCCACACGATTATTAATAATTAACAAACTTGTTATCTGGTCTATGGTTGTCTTATCTCTAACTAAGTTTCCACCTTGTTTAGCGGCTAGTTGTAACGTAGTTGAATAAAGCTCACTTCGACTAGTTAGGCCTGAACCCGTAGTAATAAATCCAAATGTTTTCTTATTAGTAGTGTAGACGTGCGAAGGTCTTCTCCCAAAAGGAATATTTAAATCTCTCCAGGTCTCTTTATCTTCATCACCTTTTTGAACAGCCATATTAAATAATCTTTTAAATGGGTCAATACCTTTTGCAGGTAACATTAAAAGTAAATAATCAATAATAGCCACACCAGATGATTTTCTTTCAATAATAACAGTTAGATTGTCGTATTTAACAATCCAATCACAGATCCATTCAGCAAAAGTAATTAAATTAGTTTCATTGTAATTACCTGCACAGATAGTACCACCGTCGACAATATCTGCTAATAATAAAGATATATCATCACCACCAGAAGCATCGCTGGTATCCAGCGCCATTACAAAGTTACTAGATGACATTATTCTACCTAGTTCGTCTTGATTCACATACCACTTTGTAATGTAGTTGTAGGGTGCGGCTATTTTGGTAGTAAAGTTTAAGTCTTGTGAATTTCTGATTCTAGTAAGTAGTTCAACAGACAACGGAGACGATTGCGAACCAGAAGTCCAAACGTTAAAGAAGTCTCTGTCTGCATCCTCACCTTTTTGGATAGCATCTTCAATAGCGCGCTTTAACCACTCGTCGTCCTTACCTAGCTGAGTGTGGTTAAAAGTAGCATTGATGCGGAGCTTACCTGTTCTGGAGTTTAATTTAATTAATTTCTCCAACTCTTCTAAATTTTTAGCATCTAAAAAAGCCTCAGTCCATTCAGCAGCTTCTTGTAAGAGATCAAAAATATATCTACCGTCTTTATCGTCACGCTTACCAGCCGTAGTAGTAATGATCGTACCGTGTGGTTCGTCATTTCTTCTGGCTTCGTCTCTTGCTGCCGTACCTGCTGCTAAAGCTGCTGGCATAGAGATAGCTATATTTGGTTGGAAAGGTGCTTCGTCAATATGGAATACAGGACTAGTTAAACCTCTCCCAACTTTTAAAGCATCTTTAGGCGATTTTTGAGGAACATGTGCGCGGTAATTATTACCCATCGACTTAATACTAATTTCTTCTAAGTTATTAGTATCAGATTTAGATCTTTGTCTAAGGTAAGGAGGTAGCTCACTATCAATGTCTTTAATGCGTCTAATGTTGGTAGCACGTAGACCATCATCTTTAGTTAATAAGTTAATGTCTGTATTAGTACAGAGAATATTCATTAACAAAACCATTAATTCGTCCACAGATAAAGATTTACCTGTTTGTCGAATCTGAATAAGAATAATGGTAATGTGATTAAAAAAACTCCAATATAAGCAAATATTACCTCTATTGGCCATTAGCATGCTAGACTGGGTGCCTGATGTAGCTGGGACTCTTGCCACTTCTCTAAAGAAGTACCATGGATTTAGTTTGCACTCTAAACCAATAGCCAGTTTCTGGTCTAAAGTTAAAAACTCAGAATGCGGATCTACTCCGTCTAATTCTTGGTTGTAAAGTGCAAGTAGGAAACAGTTGTTCTTAACACCCATTTCCTTGTATAAATTAGCTAGTTTTAAAAAGCTTTTATTACTTGTGTTATAGTGAATGGTGGCACCTGGCCACATTTTCCAATCTTCTTCAAATAGTATCATTTTAACTCACTAGGCTTGGATTAGACATTAAGTCTAATAAAATTCTTATTGATTGTTTAGCGTCAGACAAAGGGTTATGAATAGGTAGTTCATCGCTTAGTCTTTTTCTAGTGGCAATAGGGTCCTTACCTGTCATAAATAAAAGACTGGAAATATCTAACATAGGTAATGGCCCTTCCCATGCTCTATCTAAATTATCTTTAATACAAGCAGATAAAAAATTACTCTCAACAGGCCAGCCACAGTCTGTTACTAGTAATGCTCCTTTACTTTTCCAATATTTCCATTTCTCCCAGAAAGCATTTCTCATTTCTATTAACGTAGTGTGTGATATTTCTAATGGTGGTATATTTTCATTTACCCATTTAAGATCTGATATTTGTCCATCGCAAAGTTCTCGGGGGCAAGAAAACATTTGTTCATCGTGTACTATTCTATCTTTGTCTACAACAACATACCCAACAGCAAAAGCGTCCCCATGTAGTCCTATAGATTCTACGTCAAAACACATGTATAAAGTTTTATTCATTTCTTCTCTTCTAATTATAAATTTAGTTTACTACACAGGTTTTTAATCCGTGTAGTAAACTAAATAGTTAACTGTAATAATGCATGCAAAAAGCTCTTAAGCAAATATACAAACAAAGTCCTGTTCTCACACTTGACACAATTCCGTCATTATGAAGACCTGTGGCCTTAGTAACTATACCTTGTGCTAATTCTCTAATCTCTAAGAGTTCTATATCTGTACTTCTGGAAGACATATAGACTCCTCTGAGTTTAGATACTAGTCCAGCTAAATCAGTATTAGCTTTTAAGACTGTGCTATTGTCCGCCAAATAACCAAAGCTATGTACCATAACTTTTTCTATTAATTTTTCTACTTCAGGCACTGAAGTATGTCTGAAATTACCAGACATCCACTCTAAGGTCTTAATCAGATTCTTAGGAGGCATTGTGTGTTGAATAGAGATAATAACAGTAAGTAATTCATCTTTAATAAAACTATTTTTATCAGAAATAATAGAACTTAAATACCTGGTATAGCCATAAAGATTTTTTGTTTTATCTTTTAGGATTTGTTCACCGTCGTGCTCCATTAAAGAACTAGTCACAGTGATTCGGGACCCCATTCCCTGGGCTTCCATCATCTTGCCATAAATATTCTTACCCATGTCTCTAATACGACCTTGTGTATCGTTTAAAGCGTTAACAATCTTTTTATCATCATCAAAAGTTTCAAAGACTTTATAATGGATACTTTCCTTAGATACAATATTTTCACTACGTGCATGGAGTGTAGCAGACCAACTACCATATTGCTTAATAGCAAACTTATAACTAAGACTAGCGTACGTGGCAGCCGCTAACTGAGGGTCAGCAGGAAACTTAAAGTATTTAAACATTAAGCTAGTGATAAACTTATACTGCAAAATTAAAGCAGTGTCTACCATTGCATTTTCTTTTTGCTTATCGGTCAGCTCTGTAGAATTAAGAATACCATGTATAACCCACAGTGTAGATAAGTTAAAAACATCGCTAGAGATGTGAAACTCAGCATTGATATCTGGTAACATTAAAAGTTTTTCTTCTAATGTAATATCGTCTATTTCAAGAACGTCACTAAACCATCTGTCTCTGTCTTGTGCTGTGAATCTAACAATCTGTACACCAAACGTATTTCCACCAAAGAACGTCATATGGTCTTCGTTCTTTTGCACAAAGCCCACTTGAAAAGAATTAATCTTTTTAATAAGGTTTATATCGAACTTGAGATCACGACATTCTTGTTCAAAAACTTCTTTGACGCCATGTTTCTTAGTGTTCATTTTTACTTAATCCTTTAAAGGCTTTTTAAGCTCTTTAACCAAGTTTTCAAACCCGACTATCAAACCAATTCCAAAATCTCTACAGTGAGCTTCTAATGCTGCGTAAGGGTGTTGTGGAATAGTTTCTGAAGTATTTATTGATTTATAACTAAAAAAAGTAGGGTTAGAAGAATTACTTTGTTCTATGTGGTCTTTGTCAATGACAATAAAATTCTTTTGCTCAGTGCCCGGTACCGAGTCTCTAGCTAAAGATGTTAGTGCTGTTGGAATAAGTTCAGGTGTAATGCTAGATACCGGCACAGCGTAAACGCCAAAGTTACAAGGATAATACCCTTGGATAATTCTATTAACATGTTGGTTATTAATAGAATTATCAACCACACCTTTTTGTTTATTCAAAATAGACATAGCCATTATGGCATCATTAGCTTGGGATTCTAGCGCAGTATCTTTCAAAGTAGCTAAATCGTCTTTTGCAAAAACAATTTGTAAAGCTTTTGTAAATACCTCAGACAAAGGACCTGTCATGGTGATGGTCTGTTCTTGTGGTTCTTCTTTCTTTTGTACAGGTTCCTCACCACACAAAGCTACTCTAAGAGAATCTATCATATCTATTTTCCTTTTATGTTTAATTAGCCAATACTTATTCACAAGATAAATCAAGCTAAATAACTTAGTATAATATTATTATAGCTAACAGTAATTTTTTAAATTTTTGCCTTAAAGTAAAAACTTTTAATAACTTGTACGTAAGTATCGAGTAGTTAACAAAAAACTAAAGACAAAATGTTTCTTCTCTTTTTATTTTCGTCTTATAGAAATGCTGTGTTCAAATTTCTTTGAAATTTTTACATGGCATTTTTGGTATTCTGTATTTACGACCTGGAGGCTTTAGACTCAGGGAGGATACAAAATTTATGTTTTTATAATTATTTTTAAAATATTATTTTTTTTTATTACCGTCCAGGATACCACCGGCTGGTGGTATTCCTCCACTATGTTGCGGAGCATTTTTTTATCCTAAAAAAATATAAAACCACTATCGTAATATTTTGCGACGGCTGTGGGCCTCTGCAAATTTACCAAGTTTATATTTTACCTATCGGTAAATAGAGAGAGTCGCTTCGCTCCTCTCTGTACCCTTGTACCCTTGCCCCCTTACCCCCTTTCCCACAAGATATGTGCGTATGTAAAAAAATACGTACAGTGGTAAAAAAGCACCATAAATCCAATACTTACATCTACTAAAAACTAGTATTTGTAAGTATTGGATTAGGTTATTTCATTGGTCCTATTTGTAGCTTCAAGAACCTAGTCATCTGGGTATTATCGTTCATCAAGGCAATCTTTTGCCATTTCTCAAGTACGAAAGTTTGTAGCAATTCCTCACTATCAGCATAGCCTTCAATAATTTCTTTAAATTTACCTAAGTCTTGACCACCTGACAACTGAGCCTGGTCCATTGTAATAATGTATTCGTTGTAGATATAACTTTTAATAGCTAACTCAACCATCTTACAAAATGCCATTATGGATCTCATCTTAATATTAGACAAGTTCTCATCATTGGCAATGATACAGCGTAAGTAAGTACCTGAAGCGTAATTACTTAAATCTTTAACTACTACCATGTTTTCACCCACAAGTTCTACTCTTGCGGTACTTACAGAAGGTATGGCACTGAAAGAATCCTGTACAGCCATCTGTGCCATAGAAACTGGTGTGATAGAATAAGGATTGGTACTACCTAACACAGACATGGTGTTTTGCATGTTCATGTTGTTATACCCAATACTTAACACTGACATAATGCTGCAACCATTGGTCCTTGACTTTGGTATATGGTATACAGCAGTATAGGTATCAATAGGTTGTGGACTAATGCCCTCCAAACTAACATTCACTTCGGTACCACCCACTATATTTGCTAAGACCAAAACTCTTGGTCGTACAACTTTGTTAAGCATTTGCTCATCAATAGACACCGGTACTTGTCTGTAGTTGTATGATTTGTCTGTAAAGACTTCTCTTAAAATCTGATTTGGGATTCTCATCTTAACTTCAGATAACGCTGTTGCAATTGGTTGCATAAATAATTCCTTTTTGATATTCTTCGTAAATTAAAATAATTGAGTCACACATTATCTTAGTAGAGACTATATAGCAGCAACTATAAATTTTCTACTGTTCTATAGAATTTCCACTTTTTAAGGAGAACGCTATGTAATATAATAAAATTCTTAGTGTCTTAAAGACAATTTTTATTATTAAACAAAAGGATACCAATGATTAAGAAAATTATTTTTCTATGCCTCGCAATGCTGTCAGTAACTTGTTTTGCTGATCCTATTAAAAATTACGTTGATTCACTTCAAGAGCAAGCTAGACTTGTTAAGTGGGTTACACAAACGACAAACGGAAAGATGTCAGACGCTAAAGCGCTTTCTATTATCCGAGATGTCTACGCTCATTCATATAGCAAAAATTTAAATCCACGCACAGTCCTAGCAATTATTCGTGTTGAGTCCACATTCCAAGAAAATGCTAAGTCTAGCTACGGCGCTAAGGGAATCATGCAAGTTGTCCCGAGGTTTCATAAAACTAAATTAGCTGGCCGCAATCCTTTTAATTCTAGCGTTTCTACTGAGGTAGGTACTAGTATTTTAGAAGACTGTGGTAAAAAGTCAAAAGGTAAGTTATATTCAATGCTCCAGTGTTACTCCGGTGGGGGTGGAGCAAAGTACTACAAAAAAGTATTAGCTTATCAAACCGAATTAAGTCGCAGCATTGTTCCAAAAGAAACAATGTATGCATTTAACTGAAAGAAATGAAATGAACGATATTATTACAAAAGTGTTTGAACAAATGACTAAAACACTTTCTTATAAAAAAACTTTGATGGATGGTCTAAATTGTTATGTAGGTGACGTAAAGCTAGTCTTAAACGAAACCTTGACTAATCAAAGTAATTTAAAGTTTATCTTAGAAGATATAGAAAGTTTATTTTCTAATGTTGCAGATGAAGCTTGGGTGAGAGCTAAAGAAATTAATAAAGATGTTTTACCTGAAAAACATATTACTTTTAGTAGAGACATCAGCGCAGCTGTTTATAAAATCGCCCACTTTGTTTTCTGTGATAAAGAAAACAATAAAAAAATACATAAACTCGGGGTAGATAGCCACTGTGTCGTTATTGGAGTTATGTTTTATTTTACACAACAAGAAAATCCTAAACTTAACTACGTTATTAAAGTACATAGTGGACCCTTGTCTGTAACTTTACCTAGTGGAGAAATATATTTGAAGGACATTACGCCTTCTATTATCGGCGAAGAAGAAACCACAGGCTAATAAACACATACCTCTAAATACCAAAACTAAGGTATTTAGAGGTATAAAAGATTATGAACAAAAATTCAAGATTGTTAATGTATTTTGATTTAACTGGTTTTATGTTTGGTATGGGTAGGTTGACTAAGAAAACATATTTTACGGATATTAATCTTAATCCAAACTTTCTATACGATCAATATTTTAGTTGGGTAGTTAATTATATTTTAACCACACACCATCAAATAAACATTGTTGATTGTCAGATTCATAACAGAGACGAATTTAAAGCAATATTATCTAACAATGAAGTAGTTGTTGTAGACTTTTTCAATGATAGTATTAATGTACGGGACCTAAGTATAATACGAGGACAAAACGTTAAAACGATTGTCAATGCTAGGGATTTAATTATCTCTAGAGAACAACCTTTATTTTTACCTAACTAAACAATGTCAGCATACCAACTACTTGTACCTACGCAAATACTTAATATCCCAATTCACGGATATGCAATGTTGATTGAGCAACAATGGGGACATTGTCTACAACCAAACAAGTCTGGTGTTTATTTAGTTGGTCATTTAGAACCCATTCTTGTTCCCGAGAAAAGATATTATAAACAAGAAAAACAACCAGGTTATGTACAACCTTTAGTTCAGGTTAATAATTTTGATTCTCATAACGGCGATGTTTATGATTCTCATGGTAATTTAGTATTAAGTGCTTCTGTAATGAAGCATAAAGAAACTATGTTAAGCCTAGAACCAACTGTGCCTGTTAGGTCACTGAAAATAATCGAACTACTTATTAACAGTTACTTGTCGTCAAAATTAAAACATATTCGCTACAATGTGTTCTCCTCTAAAATCGACAATTATCTTAAACCAGAACATCAATATCTTTCTTCTGAAGGATATTTAGAAATGACTTGTAGTGGTTTGTTTAACCAGATAATTGATTTCATAGGCAGAGATGATTGGCATATTTACAATGTAAAATTAAACACACTTGACATACGTATTGAAAAGACGATTGATTATAGAATCTTCCAGTACGAGTTAAATCAAGAAACTAATAATGACTAGCTTTAACGAGTTAATTGTAATAGACGCAGACTCTGTGGTAATAAAATCTAGAGTCTATGTCCACCAGGCTATCCAAAAAGGTGATTCTTTCCCAATAGCTAATCAAGTTATACACGTTAGTTTAGAGTCAAAGAACCAACCCGGTATTTTTAATAACTTAACAGATGAGTTAATAGGAATAGTTTTATATGCTGTTATAAATTCTTTTGATACGTCTCAAAATGGTAAAACTAAAAAATATGACACTATTACTCAGGCTATTGATACGTTAGTTTTTAATGGTGCTACTTTGGATAAGGCTGTTGTTGCTATTAATTCAATAGAGTACTTGATAATTAATACTTTAATGGATATTTATTCAGGGTTTGAAACATTAAAAGATAATGTATCTTGTACTGCCGACTTTAAGCATAACAAATTCTTGATTAATTTAAAGAATAAAAAAAGCAATAGGATTTTAGTAAATGCCGACATTATCTAAACAGAAAATTATTATTGCTGTTGATATTGAAGAGGATAAAAACTTCCTTACCAGGTTAGCTAAATATCTTGGTATTGAGCATAGTAATGAAATTAACAAGTTTATTACTAGTGTTTTCTTTATAGCTTTAACAGAAGAGGAAAACTGCTCTGAAGAAATATGGGATTATCTAATAGACTCAATGGGTTCTAGATTAGACGTTCTTGATTTGACCAAAGTTAATATTCTTATTGATCTTGCTGTGGGATCTATTCTCCAAACAATTGAAAACTCAACTGGATTAACTAAAGATGTAAGCCCGTTAGTCATAGATCGTAATTTGGGTTTATTTCTTTTTAAAGGAATGTAATATGTTTTTAAGCGACAAGTTTAGACATAGCTTAGTCTGTATAGATTTAGATCCAGAAATAGAGCACTTAGTAAAAAAACTCATAGACTATCACAATGTAACATGTGATAGTCTAGAGGTAATACTTAGTTTTATAATAGACTCTGTTCTATTAGGTGATGAAGTAGCAACTATTTTAGACCTTTCAGAAAGAATAATGGAAGAATCTGAACCAGTTGGCAATTTAGACCCCGATGCTGTTTTTATAATCACAGATAGTTTAAGACGATTATTCGATTCTGTGGATAAAACATTTAAAATGTTAGGCGTTAAACAATACGGTATACCGCCTTATGAACTACTCAACTATGATGGTTACAAAAGAATCATTCTGCGTAAAGCCGAAAATATTGATCATTGAGTTTAGCGGTTTAGAAAAAATAGTAAAAGACATTGAGTCTATTGTTTACATTGATCTAGACAGAGCTGAACTAGTATCTAAGATACTGTACTCTATACTAAGATTAGATACTAGTTTAACTAATCTGGAGCACTTAGTTAATAAACTAAGCAAAAAAATAAATAATAACAATAAAGAACTTTTAAAAAATAAATTAACAGACCTGAGTTTAATAGTGTTTAATAATTTACTTACACTTGGCTGCTATGAAAACAACAAAGTAAATTACTGTTTTGGCGGTTTCTTGTTTTCTGACACTGTTATTCTCTGGAAGCCTAATAAAGACGATGTTCTCCTCACCTAAACCTAAAAACACGGTAGCGCTACATATTGACGCACCGTTAGAATTGTTTTTAAGAAAAACAGGCTTCGTGATAAACAGCCATGACCACTTAGAAACAATAAGACAAATATTTGATATTTTAGATGGTAATTTTATTGAATTTACTAATATCTTACAAACTCTACCTAAATATCATTTATTAACTAACAAAGAAAGATTTGTTCATTTACACACCACAGCGCTAACTCCTTATGGGGTAGTAGTAAAAGAAACTGTGCAAGAATTAGGTTTAGGTATTTATTTCTTATGTCACCAAAATAGAATATTTGGTGAAGATAATAAAATTCCGTATATTTTGAATAACATGTACTCCGGCATATGTATGTTAGAGTACTCACCTAAGGAATAAATAAATGTCTGTAAGTTTTGAACTCCATAAAACGTACAATTTTAATACACTAGCACCAAGTATCTTGGGTACTAATTACAAGAATATTACTGTCTTGGGTATTCTTAGTTACGATACAGCTATTAAATATTTTGTACCCGAAACGGTAAGTGTAAGTGTTTATCCGCACTTACCGAACGGAACACCTAGTGATCCAAAAAGGTATACGTATCTTTTGTTTCAAACAGAAGCTGGAATTACCTCAATTATTGCACTTGAATGGATTGATAAACCTACTATTGTAGTAGTTAGTTACCAGACAATCAATATTTCTGTTCTGCAAGCTTCGGCAGGAGATACTGAGAAGATTAGGGAATCCCTTGTGTTACTAGGGTTTACCAACTTTACTATGAATACAGTATAAAAATTACTTTGTAATATATTGTATGTAGAAATGATTAGAATCTATAAATTTACGCTTATTCTTTAGACGCCAAGCTAATGGAATATTCTGTTGCAAGGTAGAGACAGAATAAGTGTAAGTCTTTTTGTGCTTAACGCACCATTGTGTCTAGAAAGTGTGGTTGTGGAATTACCTACCTAACCCTCAAGATGGTTAAAACACTTTCAATGTCAGCCACTTTATTTTAATGCCGTCTTGTTCGAGTCAAGACAAAAAGTAAAACTTAGCTACAAGTTCCGGGTTGGGGTGTAATAGCTAAGCCTACTGTCTCCGCTAGAAGCAGAACAGATCTTTGTAACGGAATAAAGTGGTCGGTTAATAATAGATGTTAAGATATAGTTAATAGTAAAAAGGTCTTTCTTCATTTCTACTTTTTAGCTATTAACTTGAAATTTTGCATGTTCTTTATTAACCAAAAAAGGTAGGTAGTTCAGCTACTTCTTCCGCAGCTAGAAAACTAGTGTGCGAGCAAGAGAGAAGTAGAATAAGCGCAACAGTCCCAGAGTCATTGACTCTGGGACTTATGCCGTCTTTTTATTTTTTGTTAATTTTTAACTAGTCAAAGGTATTCTTTGAACAAGGAGAAAACAACAATGTCGGAAGAAGCAAATCCTTTTGTACTACCTATTGATAGTTACAAAAGAAACTTAAATCCAGTTGCCCAGTATATTGACCAGGCATCTTTTTATATTAGCACTGAATTAGGTATTGATATTGATGAGGCTAAAAAGAAAGTTATTGAAATAATTAGAAACAAGGAAGTTTCTGGTATTAAAGATCCCGAAGTAAAATATTTACTGCGTGGTGATAATGGGGATAGAACTGAAGAAGTCACCACGTTAACTAGGTATATCCAAGATTCTATCAAAGAAGAAGACATAGTAGCACCCACCTTTACTACTTATTTACCACATAAAAAGAAATTATCTTTACTGGTAGATTACGTTGATGATAACGTGGCTGCTCGTGGTGTGGCTAAAAAACAGATGTTTGCAGCTGAGGCAATCAAGGATGAATTTGTAGCTTCTGTTAAAAACAAAGAACAAACTAATGTTAAACTAGCTAACAACGCAGTCTCCGGTGCATTGGCTAGTAAGTCTACCCCTCTTAATAACAAAACAGGCCACAGCACACTAACCTCTATTTGTAGAAGTACCTCTGGTTATGGTAATGCTAACAATGAAAAATTCCTTAGTGGAAATAGACATTATTGGTGTTTTGATGTTACTTTGAATAACATAATTTCAATTATTACCCATGTTAACTATGCTGAAATTACTAATGTAGTAAATAAATATAATTTGACCATTCCTTCAGTTAAAGATGTAATGGAATTAATTATTGAAAATACTAAGAATTATTGGCGTAATTCAAAAGAAATGTTAGTTATTGAAGAGTTTGTTTATAAACTCTCAGACCTAGAAAGAACAGCTTTTGTTTATGTCGGCGATTTGTTTCATCTGTCAAAGTTTAACGAAAAGTTAGTTGAAAGACTTTTGAATAAATTATCTACTAAAATTGCTGATAGAGAATTTGACGACCCTATTAAAATCATCAAAACAGCTAACGAAGATAACGTAAATTTAGCACACCAGATTTGTAGTTTTGAAATGAAGGGTAAGGGTAAAGACTATAAAGCTTTAAGTAAAGAGACTCTAAATACTGTGGCCGGTACTACCACTAACATTGCTGAAGTGCTCAATAACTATTCCGATCTTTTTAAAGCCTTTTGGGTAACAGATAATTTCCCAGCCTCGGTAGCATACTTCCCTAGTTGCATTCGTAAGTCTGTTTTAACTTCTGATACTGATTCTACTATTTTTACCGTCCAAGAATGGGTAAGAAAACATTGTGGGTCTATTACTTTTGACGACAAAGGGATGTCAATAGCTGCAACGGTTGTCTTCTTAGCTTCGCAGACAATCACGCATTTGCTTGCTATGATGTCTGCTAATATAGGTGTAGAGAAAAAACGCCTTAAGCAGATCGCCATGAAGAATGAATTTAAGTTTGATATCTTTGTACCAACCCAGGTGGCTAAACACTACTATGCTCTTATTAGTTGCCAAGAGGGTAATATATTTGAACACTTTAAGAAAGAAATTAAAGGTGTGCATTTAAAATCTTCTAATGCTCCTAAGAAAATCATTAAGCTTGCTACAAAGTTAATGGAAGACATTATGATGACTTTAATTAGGTCCGAGAAGATCAAGTTATCAGAAGTATTAAAACTTGTTGCAGGCGCTGAAAGAGAAATTATAAGGTCTATGAAAGCAGGTGAAAACGAATACTTTCGTTTAGCTCAAATTAAACCGTCTGATTCTTATACAACCGAGAAAGAATCTTCACCTTATAGACACCATGACTTCTGGGAAGAAGTATTTGCTCCCAAGTATGGAAACATAGCTCCACCTCCTTACAATTGTATTAAGTTCTCCACTGTTCTTGAAACACCTACCAGTACTAGAATGTGGGTTGAGTCTATAGAGGATAAAGAATTGGCTTTGCGCTTAACAAACTGGATGACTAAAAATAATAGAAATGTCTTACCTACTATCTTCTTATCTCAAGAACTAGTAAAGGCACAAGGCATACCGTTAGAATTAAATAATGCAATTGATATTCGTAGAATGGTTTTTGATTTATCTAAAATAACCTACATCATTTTAGAAACTTTGGGTGTTTATATAAGCAACGATAAACAAACTAAATTAGCTTCTGACTTTTATTAAAACATACAAACACTCTACGTTAACACTTGGTTAACGTAGAGTGTTTGTATTTAAGTAATAATAGCAGTACAGCTAGTGCAACCAGAATTTAACCTAGGTTCAATACTAAGTTTTGCAACATCGGACACGTAATCAATATAACTAGAAGATCTGTCAATTCCCCAACCATTGGAATCCACCATTCCGATTTTTATAGCAAAAGGAATAAGGTAGCTATTCATCCAAAGTATTTTTTGGTCAAGATAGTTGGCAACTTCAATAGCTAAAAGTATTTCCATATCAGCTTCCGTTATAACTCTATTTAATCCGGTTATAACAGGAATAGTTTTATCTGAAATATACTCTTTAAAAGCTTTTTGTCTTTTAAGGTTACTAAACATCCAAACTAGTTCTTCAGCTTCTTCAGATATCATTTCTGAAAGAACACCTCTATTATCCTCGGACATTATACTTAGGTTAAACTCTTCTTTGTAAACAGAATGAAATAAACCAGCGTTACAAATAGCCTCACTATAACCTAAGTTCTTAAGTAGAGAATAAACTTTATTTAAATGAAATATAAAGGTTCTGCCTGAGTGTTTTAAACTATTTGCTTTAGCCTCTACTAACCACATATTTAGTTCATCAAATGTTTTCATATACTAACCTTGTTTTAAACATAAGTGTTATTCTAAGACCGTTGTATAGTTTACTAACAGACCTTGCACAATGCACAACACCACCATCAAAAGTAAACAACTTATTAGGCTCTGGCATTACACCACCCGCCATTTGTCCGGTGTCGGTGTAGAATAAAGTCTCCCCAGCCCACTCAGTCCTCCATTCAGGAACAACATACAAAATAGTAGTTCTCGTATCATCACGAGAAGAATCGGTGTGAGGTGCCCCTTCTACACCAAACGTATGTGCGTTGGCGTAACACCTAATTAAAACATGGTTCTTTAAATAGTCTTGTTTTAATCTATTCCATATTTGATAAATAGGATCTAGAATAGGATTTGACAATAATACAGGTTCAATATCTTCAATGTTGCTAGATCCACTCTTAACAAAATCAACATTCCAATGATTCATGTCAGATACGTTTTTGGAAGAACTCCACCCGTATTTAAAAGTAACTTTGTTTTGAAAATATTCTATTAAGTTATCAAACTCTTCTTGGGGAAGAAAATTTCTTATTGTTTGTATTTCTAGCATGTTAGTAATTAAGTAAAGGTCTCCCAGCAATAATAGCTAGTTCATTCATTTTTAAATTAGTATCTAGAAGCAACTGCACTGGTAAAACATTATTTAAAGAGTTACTTTGAAACAATAATCTACAATCAAATACAATAGCATTTATTAGTGATCTATTTAATTTAATAGACTCACTGCCACCCAGTTTAATTAGAGCTAAAAGATAATCTAGTCTAGAAATAGTTTCAACCCATGTAATTTGTCTTGTTGAAGGAATATAAGGCATTGCTGTACCCTCAATCATTGACTGAGTACTTACCGCAGGAATCATCTCCAACATACCTTTATATTCCATTGATCTGTTTTGTAAGTCACAGACAATTCTATTTTGAATCCTGCTAACCTCACCAGTATAGTCTGGCATTACAAATGGATGCTGCATAGTACTAGAGCCCATTGGGGCGCCTAGTATTAAGTTAGAAATTCTATTAAACAAAGCAATATCTAAATGTGATTCTAATAAACCAGGTAAAACATATCTATGTACAAAGTGCGCAACACCCTGTAGACCAATTGATGTTTCGCTGTTTAGGTAAAGTTGATCTGTGGTAAATCCCCTGAACTGAACAAGTAGCATTGGTATATTAATAGAGATTACAGCTAGCCCTGATTCATTACTAGTTGCTTTTCCGTTAGGAAGTAATAGGTTAAGATCACTACGGGGGTGCAATAACACAGTAACAGGTTTAGCATTTTTCCAATCTTTGAAAACCACTTCAGGATTAAAAGATTCCTGGCTAGAAATTATAATCTCCGTAGTTCCTTGGCCATAGAAAACACCATCAAAAAGTTTTCCTTTATTTACAGGCGAAGTAATAAGAAAAACATTGGAAACAGCATTTGCTTTGGTATCTAAAATATCGTAGTATCTCTCTATTTCTAAGTTATGTGATACATCAGCTGTATTGATAATTCTACAAAGTAAATGGTTACTTTTAACAGCCATTATTCTGGTGTTATAATACTGTTTAACAGTTTCTAAATTTCTTTTTAAACCAGCACGTATATAATTCCATTCAGCATACCGTAGGATGCTGTGAGCAATGGTACTTTGTGAATTGAATAGTTGTTGCATAGTTAATTAGTATTGTTACATAAAATGCGCTAATAACTCGTATGTAAAATTTTACATACGCTAGTATTATATGTAGAAAACATCTACACCTGTTAGAACTGATAAAGGTTCTAACGACAAACCATATGTACGTATGTCTTATTCTGCATAAGTAGATTGTAAAAAATTACACCCACTTATTATTAAATAGAGTAAGGTAGGTTAATAATAACCAGTTATTCGTACAACGTTGTATAATAAATTGCATTAAGGAAATGAAATGATTGAGTCGAAAGATTTTGCGAACACAGGCAACCAAACCGCTACTCAGGCCAACGTTGCTGAACAGCAACCAGTTAACTATGCACAGCAAAAGCCTGTTGCAGCAAATCCCCATGACGGTAAACTCAAGCCTTGGACTTTCCAAGACCGTAGTCCTTTTGGTTCGGCGCCAATTGCACGTGGCGTTGGTAGCGAGTACATTGTTAAGCTGGCAGGTATCCTGGGCGAGAAGTTCAAAGCAGCTCCAGCTACTTTCAAATACAATCTGATCAGCATTGATCGCTTGATTGATTCGCAGATTTGGTTCAGTGCTTTGGTGTTCTGCATGGCAGATGCTAAGAACGACAAAGCTGTTGCTTTTCACACACTGATTCTGGAAGCAACCAACATTGCTATTGCTCCTTTGACAAAGCCTTCAGGCATGCCAAATGAGAACATTCCAGTCGAAGTGTTTCGTCCTTCCAGCGATGCGTTTGACGCCGAACTGATGAAGTTGGTGAGCGCGCGTGTTCGTGATCAGTTCCCTGGTGCTAAACAGCTGTCTACTTTGGCCACTGTTGTTCCTCGTGATTTCAACATGGTTGATCAAAACCTGATCCATCAGTTGGCTGTTCAAATCTCTTTGGCCAATACCACTGAGCTGTCCATCAACGCCCCTGATTTCACCGACATTAATCTGTCTAACATGGTTAATGACTCTCGCTTGACAGTTACCCCCACGTATACCAAGGGTGTAACGATTGATGCAGTTGATCACCCAATCCGTTCCGATATCACGATTAACTTCAGTGCTAAAAAGAATGGCACTGGTAATGGTAACAACGAAACATCAGTCAACGTTGGCGACAACGTGGCGCAGATTAGTCAACTGACTGGTTTCATCGATTTCATGTACTCCCCAGTACTGCCGCCTGACGTTACTAACTTTGGCGCCTACCAGCACCAACTGAAGCCTGGCGTTATCCCAACACAGACTTACGCGGCTCGTCTGGTTATTACCAACCTGGAAAACTACTTTGCAACAACTTTGCCCGGTAACCTGCTGTCGCTGACGACCGCGTTGGCAGCAAGTGAAAATGGTAACTGGATGCAAACGTTCTTGCCTAGTAACCGTTTGGTTGGTGGTAAGCCTTTCATGATGCATGATGTTGGTGGTTTGGGTATCGAAACCATCGGTAACGGTAAGCGTATTAATACCGATGGTGATGCCTTCCGTCCTGAGGACATGGGTAAGTTGATCGGTATGACTGTGCGTGAAGGTCTGACGCTGAGTCTGGATGTTCCTGATTGCGCGCCAAACACCTGGGGTTTGAAAGTATTCTCGGCAGCTGCTTCTGCACGTGAAGGTGAATTCACCCCAGCAATGGCAGCAATTTGCAATGCAGCAAACTACCTGACTAATGGTGCTTTCGATCGTAATTTCAACAAGAACTCACCAATGTTTGTTGATAAGGGTAACCGTGTGCATTTGGGTTACTACACCACCAAAGAAGGTGAGAAGCGTGACATCCGTGATTACGATTACTTGAGCGTAGCTAACATCACAGGCGAAGCTGATCCACGCGACATCCGTCAGTGGTCGGATACGTTTGCACAAGTTAACCTACCTTTGGTTCCTCGTTTGGCTGCTCGTAAGCGCATCATCTCTAACCTGCAACCTAATGCAGTGTTCACTGGTTACGGCCACCGTGTTACGTTCAGTTCGCAGTTTATGACTGCTCTGGCCATCTCTTGCCGTGAAGCAGGTTTTGCACCAGTTCTGAGCACGCAATACGGTACTGCCGGTATGAACAACCAACGTGGCGTTAATAGCTTTGTTGGCGATGCCGCAATGGGTTCTAACAACGGTGTATTCCAATCTGCCAGCAATGGATGGAATGGTAGCAACACTTTCGGTTACGGTGGCCGTTGGTAAGTTGTTTAAATTTCAGTTATGAATCCATAACTGATGTTACAGGGTAAGTAAAAAACCAGCAGCACGGGGTCAAGAGCCTTGTGCTGCTGGTTTTTATGTTTACATTTTTATTTATTAGAAATGAAAGATAACAAATGGCAATTAGTTTAGAGCTAGTAAATAACGATAAAGTTTTCTACGAGTTACCTAACCCACCTATTATTATCAATGATGTACTCAATACATCAGAAGAAGAAAGAGAAGCATTACAAAAACTTATCTTTAGTAAGTACGGCTCAGAGCACCTAAGTAACTTGCCCTCGTGTGATTGTGATGAAGGTGTTGGTATTGTTGGTGAATTCAACATCGGTGTCTATTGTCCTAATTGCAGAACCTGTGTCAAGCCACCCATTGACAAAGAAATCAATTCAATACTCTGGATGAGGTCGCCAATAGGGGTGCAGCGTCTTATTAATCCAATAGTCTGGACTATGATTAGTGAGCGTTTTACAATCTCTAAGTTTAATATCATTCAATGGTTATGCGATACTGGGTATTCAGTAGATGCTAAAGTACCAAGTGAGATAGAACTCATCCAAGAAGCAGGCATAACAAGAGGTTACAATAATTTTGTAACTAACTTCGACGCTATTATGGGTTTTCTTTTTAGTATAAAGAAATTGTCTTTAAAAGTAAAAGGACCTATTGACCATCTTCAGGTATTACTAAAAACACATAGAGAATGTTTATTTAGTAAACATATTCCGCTACCCAATAAAGCTCTTCTAATTATTGAAGAGATTAATGTAGGTACATATGTAGACCCTGTTGTTCCAGTAGCTATCAATGCTATCCAGACAATTGCCAGTATTGATGCACCAGGTAATACTTTTAGCCTTCGTGTAAAAGAAAACAGGACTGTTAAATCATTAGCTACCTTGGCTGAGTTTAACGAAATGTATGCACATGTGGGTCTAGGTGGTAAACCAGGTATTCTTCGAAGAAACGTATTTGGTACTAGTAATAACTTTAGTTTCCGTACAGTTATTACTTCAATTACAGAACCCCATAAAGAAACAGATATACACATACCTTGGCCTGTAGCAATTACTGTATTTAATTACCACCTGATTAACCATTTAAAGAAAATGGGATTCACTCTAAATGAATCTATTGGGTATTTGAATAAACATGCTTACAAATACGATCCTTTGATTGATAGTATTTTTGACAAGTTTTTGAATGCAGGTAAAGGTAATGGAATTCCTCTTACACTTGGTCGTAATCCAAGTCTAGGTAAGTCTAGTCTTCTTAGTGTATTTATTACTAAGATTATCAAAGACCCTAAAATAGTAGCTACTAAAATTAGTATACTAATTACAGCCCATCTTAATGCTGATAGAAACTTAAGTAGTATTTAAGTATTAAGTATGTAAAATGAGGAGAAACATTTTATGTACAAAATTTAATAGAACATAAAACTAAAAAAAAAACGTTTTAGAGTTCGCTATTTAAGATAAGTCCTTTTATTTAGTAATAAATAAAAAGTATTCTTTTGAATTGCTGGAATAACTTGTTAGATCAGTAAACTACAATAATCCTGAAAAGAGATTATGAATGTTTAAAAATTACTGAGTAGAGTCAATCAGCAGCTAAGACCCTAAGCTCGTGAGAGTATGGGTAAAGTTCAACGACTATCCCGTAGCTGGGAGTAGGGGTTAGCAACTCCGAAGTGGAAGACTACCTAACTAGCAATAGAAGGTAGAAGATATAGTCTGTTCCTCACTGGAGACGTGAGGCGGGTGGAATACACCGGGTGTTTTTAAGAGTAGCCACTGGCGAGCGACTAACACTGGACAAAAAGTTTGACGGCGACGAATGCAACTTCTGTTTATTCTTGGACGAAGATCTTGCTAAAGAGTTTGAAAGTTTGAAACCACACAAAAGTGTTTTCAGTCTTAATTCTCCAAGACAGGTATCTGGAAATTTGTCCATGCCTAAGCCAGTGGTATCTAGTATTGCTGAGCTCATGAGCTCAAAAGAAATACCTGATCCTGCTAAGTTAGAGAAAATGAAGAGTTTGTATGTAGACTAAGTATAAAAACTGAATAGAGCCAATCCTTCTATTCAGTTTTTTTTTTAGAAAGAAATGAAATGATTACAGAGAAAAGAATTAAGTTAGAATCTCTAGAAGTAAAATTAAAAAGAATAAAACTGAAACAACTATTACTTAAACTAAATAGGCTCAAAGTAAATGAAAAAGTACACTGATGCTATTATTGCTTTGATCGAGAAAGATGTTATCATTCCTTTGTCTTTTTCAAAGAAACAATCTCTGTCTATTGATATTGAAAAAATATTGAAACAAAGAGATAGGATTAAACAAAATCGCAAAGTAAAAAATGCTAAAGTTAAATAATTTCAAACACTTATTATTAAAGGGAAGTTAGAATAATACTGACAAAGTTTATTATTTGATTAACACCCGAGGAATTTCATGGCCAACGTTATATACGGTGGGGTAGATGCATTTGATACTATAGCCTACGGGCAACAAGATTATGGTAGTCAGATGTTTTTTAAGTCTCAAGTCGAGCAGGTTAGTAATTTATTGACCGATTATGCTGGTCAATTTTTTAATAATACTAAACAACTATATGACAGGTACCAAGGTAGCGAAGCTATCAGAGCAGCAAAAGCTGTGGTGCGCACCCTGGGTGGGTTGTTTTTGCAGAATAAAATCCAACCTCTAACCACAATAGGAAATTTACAACAAGCTCCTATTGTGATGCAGAATTGGATTATGGCAAACCCGTTAGTGCGTGAGAATTACCACAAACAAAGATGCGATGGTTATTCCGATACATATGTGGATATGCAGCCTAATGCTATTGGTGAAACTCATGACGCATACAGGGAAGTTATGAACGGTATGGTGGTGGAGGATGAAAATGGAAATTCTCGTTATTCCTTCTATATGCCTGAAGAAGTAGAAGGAGTAAGACCCCTTAGCTTTGAAGACCAGGTAGATATTTTAACAACCTGGGACATCATCGACGCTTTTATGAAAGCAGGAATAGAAGACCCTACCAGCCCTTTCAATAATAAACTCTGATAAAGTTTAGACATAATACGAGACTACTCACAGAGACTAAATAAATAGTCTCTGTGAGTAGGTTAAGTATAGTTTAATTTTTAAAGGTTTATAATGGAAACTCGCGCTGTTCCTTCTTTGTCTGACGATGGTTGGGTTTTGTCTAGTGCGTTAAGAGCTAACTACTTAATGTCTCATTTTTTTCTGTCTGAATATAGTCAAACTTCACTATATCCCGACCAGGTGTCTAGCTTACCTTACATTATCCAGCAAAATCAAGGTAATATTTCAAAAACATCTACAGCGATTAGATCTACTCTTGCGGGGTATTTGACTAAATATTTTAATGATGTTAATACACAAGTAGATTTTGTACAGGATGAAATAAATTCAACTAAATACAGAATTAGAATTTATGTAACCTTTACTGACAATGACGGGATTACTTACAACCTAGGTAAGTTGGCTGTTGTTGAAAATTCTAAGATATCGTCAATAGCAGACCTCAATAATAACGGCCCCGTGGTGTAATTAAATTACACTAAACTGTAGATTAATATAGTGAAAATAACAAAAGGATATTTATGTCTAAAGATATGCACGAGCAAGGAGAAGCACATTTTGCAAACCTTGTTACAAACATAGAAAAAACAAAATTACCAGAAGCTGTGTTTAAGAGTGTGTTTCTTCCTGTTTTTGCAGGTAAACATAAGTCTACAGATACTGGTGATATTCTTAGAAATTGGGTAGGTATTGCTGGTGCCCCTGGTAAGGAAGTTGAGATTATTGATCCTAAAGGCAATACTGTATTCACTGTACCACCAGTATTTAATTCTGATTTCATTGATGCTAGTAACAGACAAAACTCAAGACAAATGTCAGTCATCATGAGTACTTATGATTTGCATAGAAATGCTCTACCTATCCTTGGTCAAAATTTTCTTCATAACACTTTACCAAATAAAATAGATTCTATTACACAGGCCTCCCCTAGTAATGAAACTAATGGAAAAAGATGGCAGGAAATCTTTGATAGATACTTTCCATCGTCGACGCCTATTAAAGAACAAGTACAACCTTCCAGTAACGTTACTGACGACGATTTTACCTTCTAATGAATAATTTAAAAATAGCCGTAATCTCTGATATCCACTTAGCTGCTAAAAATAATCCTACTAAAAATATTATCAATAATCTCTGTAATGCTTTGCCTGATAACGAAGAAACAGCTGAGTTGGATATTGTATTCTTAGCTGGCGATGTTTTTGATAGGTTAGTTAATTTACCAGAAGATGAAGTTTTTGAAATAGATATGTTTATATGCTATCTACTTCAGCTTTGTAAAAAACACAATATCAAGTTAAGGGTATTAGATGGAACGAAAAGTCATGACTGGTTCCAATCAGCTAGATTCGTAGAACTCAATAACATCGTAAAATATAAGACAGACGTTGTTTATGTAAGAGATTTGTCTATTGAGTACATTGAAGAGTATGGAATTAATATTCTTTATGTGCCAGACGAATGGTCTACAAGTACCCAGGATACTTTAGACCAGGTAAGAACTTTGCTCAGTGTCAAAGGTTTAGATAAAGTTGATTTTGCTATTATGCACGGTCAGTTTGATTACCAAATGCCTTTATTAGCTAAAAAGATACCTGTGCACGATTCAAAAGCTTATTTAGATATAGTTAGAGAATATATCTTTATAGGACATGTGCATACACATACTTTCTTTGATAGAATTGTGGCCCAGGGTTCTTTTGATAGATTAAGTCACGGAGAAGAAGAACCTAAAGGCCATGTCAGAGCTGAGATTAACTTAGATACTTCAGAGAAACAATGGTTCTTTATCGAGAACAAAGGTGCTAAGATTTATAAAACAATTAAGTGTAGCGATAGACTTAATTTAGAGAGCTCTTTAAATAAGATAAAAACCCAAATTAAAAACGTTCCTGACTATAGTGCTATTCGCGTTTATGCTAATAAAGGTCATCCTATTTTAGAAAATAAACACGAGCTTACTAAAATAGCTCCATTGATGGTCTGGACAGTATTTGGTAAAGAGGAGCAAACAAAAGAGCAAAAGTTTGCAGAAGAAGATAAAGCAATAGAATCAGGAATTACAATTACTTCTGAAAATATCCATGATCTTTTAATGGGTAAAATAGAAGCAATTGAAGTTAATGATTTAATTTATAATAAATGCAGTGAGCTTTTAAAAGAAATAATTTAATATTTGTATTACTTAAGAAACCTTAAAAAGTTTCTTAAGTAATACTAAGGAGTTTTATGTCGTTAAGTAGAGAATTAATTTTAGGCAGAGCAATATCTGCTTTTGCTGTATCCGTTGGAACAAGTCTTGCTCTTGAATCAATTTTCATGTCAGACCAACCAAGCATAGATCCTGACAGAACACCACCTCAAAAAGTTAATATAGGAAACTATGATGAGTTCTGGATTAATATAGCTACTTTATTTAGAAACTTAATTGGTTCGTTACCTAAAGAAGGAGCTAATTCAGTTTCATCGCCTGATATTAAGGAAGCCCTGATTAATGAAATGGCTTACATAGCTGATCTAGTATCACATTACTCAGAGAGAAAAACAAACACTATTTTTTATGTTTGCGAGTATAAAAAAATAGAGGCCATGGAAAGTAAATTCATCATGGTGAGGAAAGACAATACGGTTAATCAGAAGAATTATAGAGCGCTGCTGAACAAAACTTTACAAGATATTTTAAATAGCGTAGGCAAAGACGACAATGTTCGCTTATTCGATTCTGATATTAATGTTTCCCCTAAAGGAAAACCTGGTATTTCTTCTAAAAAATGCAGAGCTATTATTCTAACACACAATGCTTTTGATTTAACTAGCCAGCACAGATTTGCTAATCTTGATTTAATAGAATCTCACAGTGGTGTTTTAAAGAAACGAGCTATGTTTTATACTAAATACTTAAACGGCAATGATTTACCTATGATACCGTTTATGCGTAGCTTACTACCCGTGTTTGGCGATAGAGAAAATTTCTCACCAATAGCCATTAGTATTAGAAAAGCTTTATTAGATCTAGCAGTAAAAAATAGATGGAGTCAACTCACCACTATTGCTAAAATCAAGGATAATTTAAACCAGCTTCCTAATAAGTTTATGGTCGATACTATTAACTCAATAATTTAAGGAATTAAAATGCGTTGGTTGTTTGAAAACCCAGTTGTTTCTAACTTAAAGAAACAAATAACTGCTTTGAAAAAAGAAAACGAGTTACTAATTAAGAAAAATGAAATATTACAAAAAGATATTTTGATCTTACAAACTCTTTCTCCTTCGCCTGAAGCTAAACAATTTATTCCTAGTAAATACATGGTAAACAAATATGAGTAAAAAGAAAAGAAATAAAAATAGAGCCACTAATACAACCTTAAAGAATAAAGTTCGTTCTTTAAAAGAAGCTAAGAGTGTTTGCCCTAATTGTTCTATGGTTGGTGAGTATCATTGGGTAAGTATGCCTACAAGCCTAGAAAGCTTTATTAATAAAGTTAGTAATGGTTTTTGGATTTGCCCAAAAATGTACGGGCCTGACGGTAAGCGTACTGATACAATAACAGACAACCCAATGTCTTTTATGGGAAGAAGATTGATATGAAACAACAAGTAATTGCTTTAAAGAAAACTAATGATAACTGGATGCCTAGCTATTACTTATCAAATAACAAAGATGTCCAATATGTTAAAATAGAGTTAAAAGATATTACGCCGCCCGGCTCCAAGAATTTTTATAAAGTAAGTGCTAAGGGTGCCGATAATTATACCTACTCTATTGTTTTTACTGAGCACAGTGAGGCCAGTAAAATGTTCTTATTTTTAATGCTTAAAGATTTTATAGATATAGCTGATCTTATTGAGTTAGGATTTGAAAATGTTTGGGGTAATCTCAATGGCAAATAAATTAACCTCAGTGGCAATTAAGTTCGACGCTCGCATATGGTCACTACCTCCACCAGCACGACACCACGACGTTATTAGGTGGATTGCTGAATCAAATGGAGAAGGAATCAATGGACCCGATGAACAAGGTTTTATGACAAACGACTGTGAGTTTGTAGATAGAAAAGAAGCTTTAATAATTGCTTTAAAAGCAAACCAAGTACTCGACATTAATAACGTCAGAGCAAATCAATTGTTTTCTGAAGATCTTTGGTAAAAAAAAAGTCATGCCTCTTAAATTTGTAACGGGTAATCTATTTGAGTCTGACTGTGACGCTTTGGTCAATACTGTAAATACCGTCGGCGTAATGGGTGCTGGTATTGCATTACAGTTTAAAAACTTATTTCCTGAAAATTATATTCTTTATAAAAATGCTTGTAAAGATGGTATTGTGGTTACAGGAAAAATGTTTACAACTGTGGCAAACTTTAAAGGTAGGAAAATACTAATAGTTAATTTCCCCACTAAAGAACACTGGAGAAATCCTTCTAAATTAAACTATATTGAAGAGGGACTTATTAGTTTAGCTAATGGTTTAAGAATGAGTGGCATAAATTCAATCGCTATACCAGCTCTTGGTTGTAGTAACGGTGCCCTTAATTGGCTGAATGTCAAAGAGTTGATTGTAAGCCATTTGGGAACTATAGATAAAGAAATTTTAATATACGAACCACTACTGTAATTATTTACATACAGTAGTTATAATTTGTAGAAGTAAATAAACGTGCCGTTAGCTCAGCGGTTAGTAGCAGCGGCCTCATAAGCCGTTGGTCGTCAGTTCAAATCTGACACGGCACACCATATTCTTTATTAAGCCGTAAGGTGTGAGATCATGACTCACTCGTCCCACCATTTATAAAACAACAAACAAATGTCCATAGCTCACACAGCCACAGAGTTTTGCACAGGTACAGGATGCATGGAAAAATGCAGAACTTGTCATCATGTTGCAGTTTGGGATGAATTAAACGAGCTACCAGATGTAGAAAGAAAACTACACCAGTCTGGTATGAAGTCACTTAACACATCTCGCTGCCAGATTACTAGTGGATGTTTTTATAAACCCAAAAATATAAAACAAAAATGATTATTGAAGATTTCATACACCACAAAGAAAATACTCTTACTGACTCAATGTGCACACAAGCTGTTCTAACAGATTTTGTTAGTAAATTGTATTTTTACATGAAGTTCTTAGAGAATTCTAATCGTGTAGCAGAAGCAGACCTTATTAGAAATATAAGAGGTATGATAGTTGAATGTCGTTCAATTACACATATTACAAATGAAGATATTCTAAAAACACTGCAAACTGTTAATGTTTATCTGAATATTCAAATAACTGTTCTCAGTGGCGCAAAAGAACGTCAATGGGAAGCAGAACTCTTTGACACATATATTCAGGATTTAGCTACTGCTATTAATTATTTTGGTAGAAAAGAAATTATTTCACTATTAACTTAATGAATAAATAAAAATGAAAATCACACAAGAAGGAATTATACCTTACTATTAGTTTAAACTAATAGTAAGGTATATGTCGTATACAAAAATATCAAACGTTTATTGTAAAGCAGTTAAAAATGGAATTATAGACCAGCGATCTATACCTTATTCCAAAAAGAAACAATTAGATTATAATTGGTTTTGTGTAAGACTAAATTATAAAACTGGTTATTTCTTTATCTGTGGAAAATATAAAACTGAACTAGAGGCTCGTAAACAAATGGATAAAGTACTTCGATATAGTCCAATGTTTATTATTGAGAAAACAATATTTGAGTCTTGTTACAGCTTTAAGGATTTAAAATGAATAATTATTTAAGCGAGAGTGGTCGTTGTCTTTTTAAGAATTCTACTGGTTTAAAAACTATTGAAAACGGTAAAGTCATTTCTTCTGAACCAGAAGTTGTTTTCTTATTAAGAAAAACATTTTTACTAGGACTAGTAAAAATAAATGTGATTACGGAAGATAGAAAGCCTGGACCTGGGTCAAATTACCAATACAAGACTCTTCTTAATATTTATGTGTGTGGAATAAGATATTCATTTATTTTCAGGACTATGTGCGAGCCATTAGTATTTAAAAATGGAAAAGAAATAGTCAAAGAAAATATTAATTAAAGGTTTCATTGTAAATAGGTGGTAGGCTTAGAAGCAGCCATCCAATAATGAGTAGGCACGTTACAACTATCCGTTAAAGGATTGTGAGCTGTTTCTTCTGTGCTGTGGACATAGGTGCCCGAGTTAACCCTGAGCTAAAGGGTAGGATGATTTAGGTTTTTAGTGGTGGACTGTAAACCCATATTTCAGGTACTTAGCATCTGATTTCTTTTAGCGTAATAGCACGCCTTTTTACAATGGATTCATTTATGTTAAAACATATTTTTGGTATAGTAAATATTCAAGATTCTATTTCTGTATCTACCCTTCCTACTAAGGAACAAATACAAAAGAAAGAAGTAGAAAAATATTCAAAATATTCAAAATAATAAAATTAGAGATATTGTTTTTAAACTATATAAAAAATCAAAATGACAACAGAAAAGAAAATGACCGCACCACCACCTTGTTATGCAGTAATGTATCCGGGGTTGGTAGAGGTTGCTAGACGACATGGCTATGCGCTTGCGGTGCATGGTTCTATGACCAGGGACTTTGATTTAATTGCAGTGCCTTGGGTAGAAGATGCGGGTGACCCTATGCCAATGATTGATGAAATGAAACACGTCTGTATTGGTGTTTATACGCATCACGAAATGGACCATGTAGTTAAAGATGGCTTTCGTAGCTCTAAACCACATGGTAGATTTGCATACTCTATTCATTTAACTGAGAAAGGTTGTGATGGACCTTACTTAGATATTAGTGTGATGCCTCGTTTACCTAAGGAATAAAATACCTCCTCCTTTACCGACGCTTAATGTTGATATAAAAGAATTAACACCTGAAGAGATGAATAAACTCTATATTCGTCAGACACGTGATTACTACAAAGAAAATGACAAACTTAACTGTGACACTGGAAGTAACTAACCAAAGAGAAAGAGTCTCATTAGTTTTTAAGAAATCTTTCTTTTTAGGTATTTTATCCATTACTACAGATGTTTATAAATTCAGTAAAGAGAATGAACCTTTGGAGTATATCGTAGGAATATTTGTTCGATTATTTGGTAAAAAAATATTTTGCAGTACTTCTTATACCAAAGAAGTTCCAATCTTCTACTTTGATGATGTAAAACACAAAATCAATGAAGTTTATATAAAAGGTTTATAAGTTAGATGACTACTTATCAAAGAGACCAACAATTCCAACAACAGTTAGATTCTAAAAAACCTAGCTGGGATTGTACCAACAGACGCTATCTCAAATACACACCCACAAGAATACCTCCCAAACTTTAACCTGGTATGGTGCCCAGGTAAGAAGCATTACCGTGTATATATTCTCGTAGGTGCTACAACGTACGAGAAAACCAATGCAGGCTATTGCATTTGTATTATCAGTACAGGTCTGGTTGCTACAGGTTTTTGCATGCTCTACAGCTTCTTGCATAAACATCGTTCTAACAACAAGAACGACGCAGTGTAAAAAATAACTGCAACGCCTTAATATATAGACAAAGAATAGTAATCCTCGATAACTCAGTTGGTAGAGTACTTGACTGTTAATCAAGGTGTCCCTGGTTCGAGACCAGGTCGAGGAGCCAAATAAATCTCTCCATAGTTAAACTGGATATAACAGCAACCTTCTAAGTTGCGATTACATGTTCAAGTCATGTTGGAGGGGCCAGTGTGGAAGTGTGGCAGAGTGGTCTAATGCACCGGTCTTGAAAACCGGCGATGGGAAACTATCCGTGAGTTCGAATCTCACCACTTCCGCCAATTAGATAATAAATTTATTTTGTGAGTAGGTTTAGGTGGCCCTGTGATGGAATAGGTAGACATAAATTAGTTGTGTCCTATAGTAGAAATATTGTAGAAAAATGGTGTAAATTCAGGGAAAGCTTAACATGTAATGATGATGCCAATCCTGAGCGAAACTTTCGCAGTAATGTGAGATGACGTGCAGAGACTATAATCACCTATCTTAACAAGTAAAGCTGAAGATAAAGGGATAGTCCACGTAACAACAGTAATAATACTGATAGTGAAAACTATAGTTATTTGAACAGACTTAAAATCTGTCGCCGAAAGGCATCCCGATTCGAGTTCGGGCAGGGCCACCTAAACCTATTTAAATATAAATTTATTATTGAAAGAACACTAAGAGATAAAGTAGATGAATGGCGGAATTGGTATACGCGTGGCCAGGACTTCGGTCTGAAGCTGCTAGACTGTGAACACCTAAAGCGGGATATGTGACTTCGAAGAAGAGCTATCGACACAGTCGGCCTATCATTGGGTCCGGTCTTAGACCAAGTGTGAAGGTTCGAATCCTTCTTCAGAAATCAATGATCTAGCTACTTTATCTCTTAGTGTTCTAAACACTTTATTACCTATTAAGAAGTCTTATTTTTATAGACTTCTTAATAGGTAATATGTCGATTTTTTATAAAGGAGAAAGAATTGAACGAGGAAATTAAAATTGGTTCTATAGTAACCCCTTGTAAAGAAGGAATTTATCTTCGCAGTGGGGGCGAAGCATGGGTCGGTGCTATTGTTTGTTCGATCGACCCTTTCATTATGGTGAGTGAAGACACCACAATGCGGTGGTCGTGTGAAAAGATAGAAAATTACTGTGTTGTAAGTACAGGTACTGATGAACAATTGCAAAAATGCATGCGTCGCTTAGAACCTAACGAGCGACCAGTTAATTTTGTTATGGAATCGGTCAAAGTTAAGAGTCTGTATAATCTCTTTGATATTGTTCGACATACAAAGTCAGAACACAACTACATCGTCACAGGCACGCCTGAGTTTAACCAACTGACATCACCAAGGTCTCCTGCCTACACTTACAGGCGAGAAGATGGTAGTGATGCAGTAACGTATATTCGACCTAAAGAAGCAATGGAAGATGGACGTTTTGTTTTAGTTAAAGAGTATGTACCTAGTCCTTTAAAATTAACTGGAACAGCATCTAGTATAGTTATCTTAAATGAACTTGGATAAAATAAAGGAAAGAATATGAAGAGTTTTACTGGTGCTATTTTCAAACCAATGCTAGAATGGTTTTATGAAAATGAATCTAAAGTATATGTGACGTTTGCTGTTTCTGATCCTGGTGTTGCGGCAAAACCATGGTTTCCTGAAAGAGCACTAGAAAAAATTGAAATTGGTGATACTAATGGAAATAAACTGGGTCAAGTCCAGGTCATTACTATCAACCTTGGGCCGGATGCCGTTGATCAATTTAAATATTGGCCAGAAGGTTTTTCTGTTTTTGTAAGATTTAACGGTGAACCGTGTGATATTTATGTGCCATACAGTGCTGTAATTTCTTTACATAATCCTAACGGAAGGAAATGGTTTGCTGATTACGTTGCTGTTTCTTTAAGAACTACTGAGACTGAAGTTATAAAAACTCCTATCCAAACAACCAAACAAACTAAACCATCAAAAGTTAACTTTTTAAAACTAGTTTCAAAGGACTAAAAATGAAAGTATTGTCTCTACATAAAGCTGACTCTGGTTTCTGGAGAATGCTAGTAAATGGTAAAGTGCACCCTTTGTTAGTTGGCTTTAAATTTCAGGATGAAGCCATTAAAACTGCTGCAAAAATGTTTCCTGATTCTATTTTTCTAGAAGAACCTAAAACGTATCTTAACTGGACATTACCAGGTGAAGAAATTAAAACGCCTTTTGAATTACCTCCCATAATTCAAGAATCGATTAGTCTTGGGTATTTAATAAATTTACTTAAAGATAAGTTTAGCGTTAGTTACATGCCGTTGAGTACTGGTAAAAGAAAACTTAACAATAAACCAGATTACGTAAATGAGGACGAAATACGAAACTTATCACTTGGTACAAACTTGTACACCCTAAGTAATGAAAGCCTTAAAACATTTTCATTTTCTATTGGTGTAATTCCAATTGAACCTTATGCTATTTATGTAGGATTACAATTAGAAAATTGTGTTGAAATATTGGTTAATCTAAATAATCCATTTGTCCACACTTTTATTCGTTTTGACAATAATGAAGCAAATAAGAATGCTTGGCTTAATTGGACACATGAATTAGTTAATATAGACAAACATGTGCTTAAAGACACTTTGGAAGAGAATTTCTAATGATCCCTATTAAACAGACTGTTCTTCACGATCCAGCTAACGGTAAAATAGGTAATTGTTTAAGTGCCGTATTAGCATCTATTCTCCACATACCTATTGAAGATGTACCTAATTTTCAAGACCCACTTAATTGGTTAAGAGATTTGAATAAATGGTTACGTCCACATGGTCTTGGTTATATAAATTACGAAGACTATGACCTTTGGACAAACCACCAAGAACTCACAGGAAGCTACCATCTCATCTCAGGCAACACCAATCGCTCAGTTGATGTCTCACATGCCTGTGTTGGTTTAGACTCCTATGTAGTCTTTGATCCACATCCTAGTGACGATGGTCTTATTAATAAGAATTGTTATGGTGTATTTGTTGTTTTGCGTCCATGGGAAGTAGCACAATTAAATTCAATGACTGTTGAGAAAGCTAATAATATACTTTCTGAAGAAAATGTCTTCTTACTACACAGAACAGAAGAAAATAATATTTCTATTGATAAATTTGGTGGTGTGGATCACGTTACCTTAGATGGTAAGTTTACCAAAGAACAACTGAAAGCTATGGTTTTTCTAATGGAAGAAAATGAAAAAGCTAAACCAGTTAGTAGAAACGTTACTAAAGAAGAGCATGATTTATTAATGGCTGCAACTCTACGGTCATCGATTGTTATTGCAAAGGGTAGACTGGTAGAGCCTAAATCTACTGTTCAAACTTTTCCAATATCACAAGACAGTAAAACAATGCTTTAAGTTGCATGCTTTATAACGCTTAATTCTACAACAGAACAATTAAAAGAAACTACAAAATAATTATTTACTATACTCACTAATAATGTAGTGAGATTAAGTGCCGTTGTAACTCAGAGGAAGAGTACCTGCCTTGTAAGCAGGAAGTCGAGATTTCGAAATTCTCCAACGGCACCATTTACTATCCTAGTTTAAAAGGAAACTCATGAATATAGTTTTTTTTCTTTGGGTAGCGATTCTAATCGTTGGAGCAGTTTTAAAAGCTGTCTTTAAGGATTCTAAACATATAAAAACTATTAATAAAGTAATTTGGTCATTACTTGGTGTAATGACCTTAATAGTAGCTCTTGGATTATTATTTATAATAAATAGAGTTTTAAGTATATGAAATATTCAGAACAAGACCTTGTCGATCTTAATGAATTAAAAAAGAAAATAGCTTCTGGCGAGGCTACTCTATCAAGTCCTTTTGAAGGCATGGATAAACCATGGTCTCAGGAAGATAAAGATAAGTTAGCAGAATGTTTAAGTACCGTATTTAATTGGAAAAAGATCCAGATAAAAACAATTTAAATTTAAATAATTATTTAAGTCTAAGTCCTACTCTTTTAGTGGACTTAGACAGTAAGACGTATGACGTAAGGATAATTTTACATACCTTTATTAACTTATGTGAAAACAAAAAGGAAATGAAATTGTCTCTCACAAAGGAAGAAGTAACTACTATAATCAAAAATCTTGCCTTAGAGAATTTTGATATTATTCGTAGCGAATTAGATTTTAGTGTAGCCGGTGCTGAATATCTCGATTATAATTCTTTGGATAAAATGAATTTTATCATGTCTTTGGAATTTAAATTTAGCATCGTAATGAGCGAAGCTGACGCTTACTGTATGAATAATTTACAAGAAGTAATTGATTACGTTTATGAGAAATTAAAATGAAATTAACCTCTCTAGAAATTGAAGATAAAATAAAAACTTTGATATTTGAGGAATCAAAGCTTTATACAGGCATCGTTAAGCCAGCAAGTAAAGAAGAAATTTTAGACACTCTTGAACTGAAAAAAGATCTTGGTTTTGATTCTATTGATGTTATTGAATTCGTTATGTTACTCGAAGTCGAATTTAACGAAAATGAAATTTTCTTATCAGACGAAGATTTTGATAAGACTAAATCAGTGCAAGATTTTGTAAATGTTGTTTTAAAACTAAAGGGTTTTTAAAATGTCAAATGAAGTTAGTTTTAGTATTGATTTTAAAGAAAAGATTCGTGCTACTATTATTGAAGCAACATTGAATTTGTTTACCAAAGAACAAATGGATGAACTTGTTAATGGAGAAATAAAAGCTTTCTTTTATTCTGGTGTCGCTGGTGCTGGGGACGTTTGTAGTCC